TGGTTATATATGTCCACAATATTTTTCAAAAGACCTTTTACAAGATCAAAGTTCTAATATTACAAATATTATAAATAACAATATTTTAGATACAACTGGTGGAAATATGATAGGAGCATATTTGGGACAATATTCATCAGGTATTATTAATATTACTAATTGTAGTAATGATTTAGATATAGATGTTGCTAATAATGGAGGTATTGTTGGATACCGATGTGGTGATCAATTAAATTCTACAGCTATATTAACTATTCAAAATTGTTCTAATAGTGGTAATATTACTGGATCTAATTCTTGTGGTATTGTTGGAACCACATGTGGTTATAATTCTAATGGTACAATAACTATTACTAATTGTACAAATACAAAAGATATTAACTCTGATCATTGTGGTGGTATTGTTGGATATTATGCTGGACATTCACAAAATCCTACAGCTATATTAACTATTCAAGATTGTTCTAATAGTGGTAATATTACTGGAGAACAATCTGGTGGTATTGCAGCTAATTATTTTGGTTATCTAGCGGACGGTTCATGTAATATTTTTGATTGTATAAATAATGGGACTATATCTGGACAATTTTCAGGAGGTATTACTGGAAATAACTTTGGTAATCTAGCGATCGGTTCATGTAATATTTTGGATTGTTCTAATAGTGGGACTATATCTGGACAACAATCGGGAGGTATAGTTGGAACAAGCTGTGGTTGGCAATTAGCAAATGGAGGAACTATTGATATTTCGGGATGTACTAATAATGGTTCTTTTGATAGTATACTAATTGGTGGTATTGCTGGACAAAAATGTGGTTATCAAGCAAATGGTACAATTACTATTAAAAATTGTACAAATACAAAAGATATTAGTTTTAGTCAATGTGGAGGTATTGTTGGAAAGAAAGCTGGAGATGATCAAAGTTCAACAGCTATATTAACTATTCAAGATTGTTCTAATAGTGGTAATATTACTGGAGAAAAGTCTGGTGGTATTACATCTAATTTTTTTGGTTATAAAGCAGATGGTTCATGCAATATTTTTGAATGTATTAATAATGGAACTATATCTAATACAAATGCAGGAGGTATTACTGGACACCAATGTGGTTATAGCTTAGTAGATGGAGGAATTATTGATATTTCGGGATGTACTAATTATGGTTCGTTTGGTAGTACAGAGATTGGTGGTATTGCCGGAGCCGTATGTAATGTAGATTCTAATGGTACAATGACTATTAAAAATTGTACAAATACAAAAGATATTAGTTTTTCTGATTGTGGAGGTATAGTTGGACGATTTGCTGGATTTACACAAAATCCTACAGGTAAATTAACTATTCAAGATTGTTCTAATAGTGGGATTATATCTGGACCACAATCGGGAGGTATAGCTGCTAATGATTTTGGTTATCTAGCAAATGGTTTATGTAATATTTTTGAATGCATTAATAATGGAACTATATCTGGACAACAATCTGGCGGTATTACTGGACAAAAATGTGGTTATCTATTAAATTCTAATGGAACTATTGATATTTCTGGATGTACAAATAATGGTAATATTACTGGAGAACAATCTGGTGGTATTGCAGCTAATTATTTTGGTTATCTAGCAAATGGTTCATGTAATATTTTTGAATGTACTAATAATGGGACTATATCGGGACAATACGGTGGAGGTATTACTGGACAACAATGTGGTAATCAATTAGCAAATGATGGAACTATTGATATATCGGGATGTACTAATTATGGTTCGTTTAATAGTACACATATTGGTGGTATTACTGGATACCAATGTAATTATGATTCTAGTGGTACAATGATTATTAAAAATTGTACAAATACAAAAGATATTAGTTTTGCTAATTGTGGAGGTATTGTTGGACCATCAGGAGGACATATACAAAATTCTACAGCTATATTAACTATTCAAGATTGTTCTAATAGTGGGTCTATATCTGGACTATATGCAGGTGGTATTGCAGCTGATAAATTTGGTTATAAAGCAGATGGTTCATGCAATATTTTTGAATGTATTAATAATGGGACTATATCTGGACAATACGGTGGAGGTATTACTGGACAAAAATGTGGTAATCTATTATTAAATGATGGAATTATTGATATTTCTGGATGTACTAATAATGGTCCTTTTAATAATACAGATATTGGAGGTATTGTTGGATCAGATTGTAATGCAGATTCTAATGGTACAATGACTATTAAAAATTGTATAAATACAAAAGATATTAGTTTTGCTCAATGTGGTGGTATTATTGGACGATTTGCTGGATTTTCACAAAATTCTACAGCTATATTAACTATTCAAGATTGTTCTAATAGTGGTAATATTACTGGATCTGGACAATACAGTGGAGGTATTATTGCTAATGATTTTGGTTATCAAGCAGATGGTTCATGTAATGTTTTTGAATGTATTAATAATGGGACTATATCTGGACAATACAGTGGAGGTATTGTTGGACAACAATGTGGTAATCAATTAGCAAATGATGGAACTATTGATATTTCGGGATGTACTAATTATGGTTCTTTTGATAGTACAGAGGTTGGTGGTATTGTCGGATACCAATGTAATTATGATTCTAGTGGTACAATGATTATTAAAAATTGTACAAATACAAAAAATATTACTGGATCACAATCTGGTGGTATTGTTGGACCAGAGGGAGGATTTACACAAAATCCTACAGGTAAATTAACTATTCAAGATTGTTCTAATAGTGGTAATATTACTGGACAATACAGTGGAGGTATTATTGCTAATGATTTTGGTTATCAAGCAGATGGTTCATGTAATATTTTTGAATGTACTAATAATGGGACTATATCTGGACAATACAGTGGAGGTATTGTTGGATACCAATGTGGTTATCTATTAATAAATGGTGGAACTATTGATATTACGGGATGTACTAATAATGGTTCGTTTAATAGTACAGAGATTGGTGGTATTGCTGGAACCACATGTGGTTATAATTCTAATGGTACAATAACTATTACTAATTGTACAAATATAAAAGATATTAGTTTTGCTAATTGTGGAGGTATTGTTGGATATTATGCTGGATTTACACAAAATTCTACAGCTATATTAACTATTCAAGATTGTTCTAATAGTGGTAATATTACTGGACAATCCTGTGGAGGTATTGCAGCTGATAACTTTGGTAGGCTAGCAGAAGGTTTATGTAATATTTTTGAATGTATTAATAATGGGACTATATCTAATACAAATACAGGAGGTATTGTTGGAGAACAATGTGGTTATCTATTAATAAATGGTGGAACTATTGATATTTCGGGATGTACTAATTATGGTTCGTTTAATAGTACACTAATTGGTGGTATTATTGGATCAGACTGTAATTATAATTCTAGTGGTACAATGATTATTAAAAATTGTACAAATACAAAAGATATTAGTTTTGCTCAATGTGGAGGTATTGTTGGACCATCAGGAGGATATACACAAAATTCTACAGCTATATTAAATATTCAAGATTGTTCTAATAGTGGTAATATTACTGGATCAGAATCTGGTGGTGTTGCAGCTGATAACTTTGGTTACGGCGCAGAAGGTTCATTCAATATTTTTGGATGTACAAATAGTGGTTCTTTATCAACAGATTCTGCTTCTTTAATTTATTCTATTAAAGACGTATCTGCTGCTAATATAAATATAAATAATAATACATCTACAAATACTATTTCTTATTGTAGTAACATCGGGTTTATTCATAATATTTCTTCTAATTTTAATACTATTCGTAAAAATTTTAATATTAATAATAACACTATTATTTCTACTATAAATAATGGTTCTAATATTTCTTCACTTATTAATACTATTTATGATTGTAGCAATATTACTTTTGATATTTGTAACAACACCATTACTAATACCCTTACAGATGCTTCTTTTTGTAGTGGTATTCTTCATAATATTTATAGTCTTGATGATTGTAGTCTTAATTGTTTAAATAATACAGTCAATCTTACTTATAATAGTGGTACTGAATCTAATGCTGGTATTGTTACTATTAACGAAAATAATTTAACATTTTATAATATTAATGACTGTAGTTTAAATATTAGTGATAATTCTATTACCTTAAACACTATGGATAATCTTAATAATTCTATTTTTAGTGTTAATAGTGGATTATCAGAAGATACAGCACCTTATACATCTAACAAAACATCATCACTCGTTTTAGAAAATAATACTATTAACGGAGTTACTGGAATTGCAATCACTGAAATATCAGATATTTATTTTCCTACACAGTTTAGACCGTATGTTTTAGTTATTGCTAATAAGGCAGAAAGTAACTATTGGTTTATTATGACCACAGATATAGATAACTCAAATTCACTTGTATCAGGAACTCCAATTATTCTATTATATAACAATATAAATGGTTATTATTTAAAACGAAATATATTAAGAGCATAACTCTATAAGCATAGATATTTATATATAAATTTAATATAATATATATATAAATATAATGGAGCTCTCCATAACTAATTGGAATAATTATAAAAATATTGGAGAAAATTGGAATGATGGTAGTGGTAATGTTAGATTAGACAATGATATTTCTATTAATATTACTGATTTAGAAGCTGCTAATCCACTTTTTCAAGGTTTTAATAAAACTTTTGATTTTAATAGTAATACTATTGATATTTCTAATGCTACATTAACCGATTTATCTAATGCACTTATTTCAGATCTTAGTGGTGGATTTTTAAAAGGTCCATTAACCTTAGATGTTAGTGGATTAGAATTAGCAAATTCAGACAATGCTATTCTTGTAGGAAATAAATCAGCTACAAGATTTCCATGGGGTGATATTGGTGGTGTTACTGCTAATTTATCTGATAGTCTGTTTAAATCTGGTAAAGAATGTGGTTATATTATTCCTACAAATTTTTCAAGAGACCTTTTACAAGACCAAAGTTCTAATATTACAAATATTACAGTTAATAATATACAAAATACTGAAATAAATGAGCCATATTCTGGTGGTATTATGGGAGCCTTTATTGGATATGACTCATCAGGTATTATAAATATTACTAATTGTGTTAATAATTTAAAAATTAAATCTATACAAGCAGGAGGTATTATTGGCAGAAATTGCGGAGAAAAACAAAACCATACAGGAATTATTACTATACAATCTTGCCAAAATACAGGTGAAATTGGACATTTCTGTGGTGGTATTGCTGCTCAAGATTTTGGTGCTGACGGTGATGGTTCTTATAATATTATTGATTGTACGAACAATGGTTCTTTTATAAGCACCATAGCTGGAGGAATTATAGCATTTAGATGTGGTTATAAATTAAATTCTAATGGAAAAATTTTTATTACTAACTGTATAAATAATGCAAATATGGGACATACTGAATGTGGTGGTATTACTAGCCAACAATTAGGTAGGAATTCAAATGGTAAAATTTATATAGATAACTGTGTTAATAATGGTAATATAGAAAGTGGAGGAACTGGAGGAATTATTGCAAATAAATGTGGTTTTGAAGCAAATGGTGAAATTAATATTACAAATTGTAATAATACTGGTTCTTTAATTACAAATTCTGCTTCTTTAATTTATTCAATCCAAGATGTTGATAGTGCTACTATAAATATTAATAATAATAGTTTTTCGCAAAGTATTACTAATAATAATATTGGTTTTATTCATACAATTGATAGTAACATTAATACTACAGATAAAAACTTTAATATTTATAATAATACAATTACTTCTGCCATAAATAATGCTAGTAATATTTCTTCACTTATTAATACTATTGAAGATTGTAGTAATATTATTTTTGATATTTGTAATAATACAATTAATAATACTCTTACAAATGCTTCCTTTTGTAGTGGTATTCTTTATAATACTCATAATCTTCAAGATTGTAGTCTTAATTGTTTAAATAATAATGTTACTATGAATATATTTGGTACTTCTGCTTCTAATGCTGGTATTATATGTATACAAGATAATATAGTTTCTCCTACTTTTTCTGCGATTAACGACTGTAGTTTAAATATTAGTAATAATACTATTACATTAAATAGTACTGATAATTTTAATAATTCTATTTTTAGTGTTAATAGTGGATTATCAGAAGAAACGCCGCTTTATATAACAAATAAAACATCTTCACTCATTTTAGAAAATAATACTGTAAATGGTTTAAATCTTTGTGATTATACATATATTTCTAATATTTATTTTCCTGAATCTTTTAGACCTTATATTTTTGTTATTGATGGTAAGGCAGGAAGTAATTATTGGTTTTTATCAATTACAACAGACATATCTGATGGATTTATTATTACAACTTTAGATCCTAATATTCAAATTATTGAAAATAATAATGATATTTTATTAAAGGAAATATTTAAACGTTCAGTAGGTGCTATTAAAGAACAATCATATTTTCCAGTATATGAATTATATAATAATAAAATTATTGCTACAAAAACACTAAAAATAAAACCTAGAGTATATGTTTGTAATGAAGAATAATTATTTATATAAAAAACATATATATGTTTATTATATAATGAAAAATCTATATTATAATTTAGGCGTGGGTGTTGCTATTCTGTTAGTTATTTATTTTTTCTTTACCACATTAAAAATTAATAGTCAAATTCTTGAAGGACTAACTAACTCTTCCTCTTCCAAAACTTCTGAATCTATTTCAACCTCTGTTGAAGAACTAAAAAAAATAAACGAACAATTAGAGGATACTATTAACTTAAGTAAATATAGAACTGATTATGAAGACTATTTTCTCGCTTTAGAAGAAAATATTAATCTTAGTCTATTACTTCAAATAACGGAATTATATAATTCTGGTAATAAATCAGTTTCTGTTGACGATATTACTAAATTAAATGAAACCAATAAACTGAAGGACACCATTAATGATATTATGACATTTATGGATAGTAAAAAAAGTTCTAAAAAAATGATTTCTCTCTTTTAATCACTACCTATTTTATAAACATCATCTTCATCAAATTTACCTGATTCTACTAATTCTTCACTATATTGTGCTCCTCCCCATTTTACATCAATTGGATTTGTACTTATTCCACTTGTTTGATGAAACATTTTATCTAAGGGTGTATATAAACCTATATATTGATTATTTGGGTCAAAACCTGGATAACTATCTTTATTGTAGATTCCAATTGTTCTATTCGCATCTAATAATTTAGTTTCTTTTAAAGGCATTTGAACTGGTAATCCTAATTGAGGTTCTAATGGATCAGGTAAATGACGATAAGTTTGTTTTCCTTGTGCATCATATGTTTGTTGAAAATATAAAACAGGACAAATAATTCCATATGCTCGTTGTGCCTCTATAAATTCAACATAATCTTCCAAATGATCAAATTCTAATGGATTAGAACCTTTTTTAATCAGTTTATTTGTATTATATAAATAAAATTTCTTATCTTTTTTTATAAGTAAATCGGGACATTTTGAAAAAAAGTTAAACCCTTCTTTTACACCTCTTGTCTGATGTGTTGTTACAAAAAATAATCCCATTAGAAATATTACTATTATTATTACTATATTTATCATATAATATTTGATGATAAAAAAATATTTTTTCTCTTTATTTATTAATGAAAGAACTCATTGTCCAATCATCTAAAGATATAGAATCATTAAAGGAACATTTAAAATCCTCTCCAGCATTTATTAAATTCTTTTCGCCTTATTGTGGTTATTGTCATATGATGCAACCTGAATGGATCAAAATGAAAAATACATTAAAAAATAATTATAATGACAATCTTATTGTGGTTGATATTCCTCCTGAATTTATGAATGAATTAGATGTTGAAATAAATGGATTTCCTACTATGGTAGCCATGGGACCACAACATTATAAACATCATTTTCAAGGTAATCGCTCATCTGAAGATTTTGTTAATTTTCTTTCATCAATTGGTTACACAAAAAGAGAGAAAAAAGTAAAAAGTAAAAAAACTACCCGTTCAAGAAAAACATCCAAATCATCCAAAGCATCCAAAGCATCTAAAAAAACTACCCGTTCAAAAAAGGCATGCAAATCTTCCAAAAAAACTACCCGTTCAAAATCTGCATCCAAAAAAACTATCCGTAAAAACTAATATTTGATTTTTTTAGAAAATTGAATTAAATATTAGAATAGATATTTTATTAACAAAAAATGAGTATTTCCATCAAATTATTTGACTATAAGGTATTAAATGAAAAATTATCAAAGTCGCAACATGAAGCATCTGATAATCAGAGTGATGACGACGATGATACCAAAAAGAAGAACAAAGACCAAAAGGAATTTATTATTCAAGCTTTTGGTTTAAGCAAGACCGGTAAAAGCTATTGTCTTTATATTAAAAATGTCTTTCCATTCTTTTATATCAAAGTCAGTGATAACTGGACACAAGCTACTAAAGATAATTTCTTAATCTATATATTAAACGAAATCCATCCTTTTTATAAAGATTCTATACTTGAATGTAAATTGGTTAAACGGAAAACATTGTATGGATTTGACGCTGGAAAATTACATAAATTTATTTATTTAAAATTTAAAAATGTAATAGTATTTAACAAAGTAAAAAATCTTTGGTATGAAACTAAGGAAATAAATGGAGAAAATGTATACACTATTAAAACGCTATCTTATAATAAGTGTGAAACTGAAATTTACGAATCTACTATTCCACCTCTTCTTAGATTCTTTCATGTTACTAATATATCACCTTCACATTGGATAAAGATTCCATATAAACAACTTGCTAAACCACTACATAAGACAACAACATGTAATTACGAATATATCGTTGATAAACAATTTATTATACCACAACCCGAAAAAAATGACCTTGTTCCCTACAAAATATGTAGTTTTGATATTGAAGCTAGTAGTAGTCATGGAGATTTTCCCTTACCTATTAAAGACTATAAAAAGCTCATTGATAATATAATTGAACATTGGCATTACAAAAATATTTCTGAAACTCATACAATTGAAGATCAAGAATATTTGTTGAAAAAAATAATCAACGATGCATTTGAAAATGGAGAAATTGAATATATACAAAAAATATACCCTAAGAAAAAACCCGAATATAAAGAATTACAAGTAATGATTAATAAACTCGTTAAAAAACCTATTCGCAATTTAAACTTTGAAAATAATAGTTCTAATCAAAATAAAATATTTGATTATTATCAACAAAATGAAAATACAGATGAAACCGAGAATAATAATTATTCCTATAAAAAATATAAGTCCTATGTTAAAAAGGACTCTACTATTATTGATTTACTTAATGATCGTAAATTTAATCGCGATGATAAACTAAATGAAATAAACAAAACATTTAAACTGATCTTTCCAGAAATAAAAGGTGATAAAGTTACTTTTATTGGTTCTACATTTTGGAAATTTGGCGAACCTGATGTTTATCTTAATCACTGTATTGCTCTTGGTGAAACATCTTCTATTTCTAATGCAAAAATCATTTCTAAAAAGACAGAAAAAGATGTATTATTAACGTGGGGCAAACTCATTCAAAAAGAGAGTCCCGATATTATTATTGGATATAACATATTCGGTTTTGATTATGCGTTTATGTTTGATCGCGCTTGTGAATTAGGAATTGCAAAAGATTTTCTTAAATTATCGCGCACAAAAGATGAAGTATGTGGAAATTACAATGAAAAAACAAATACCTATATTATTAAAGAAACTACACTACAGATTGCAAGTGGTGCACATAAACTAAGATATGTAGAAATACCTGGTCGTATCTCCATTGATTTATATAATTATTTTAGACGAGAATTCAATCTAGAGTCATATAAATTAGATTATGTTGCCGGTTGTTTTATCGGTGATTCTATTAAATCCTTTCAACATGAAGAATCTACTTCTACTATTGTAAGTAAAAACTTGAAAGGACTACATATTGGCAACTTTATTAATTTTGAAGAAACCGGTCATTCATCTGAATTTTATAATGATGGAGAAAAATTTCAAGTTGTTGCAATTCATGGCAATACAATTACGATTAAAGGAAATCCTCAATTGGATATGATTAAAAAAACAAAATGGTGTCTTGCAAAAGATGATGTAACACCCCAAGATATTTTCCGATTAACTAAAACGGGTATCCCAGATGACAAAGCAATTATTGCAAAATATTGTATTCAAGATTGTAATCTAGTCCATTATTTATTAAATAAGATTGATGTGCTTACTGGTTTTGTGGAAATGTCAAATATTTGTAATGTACCAATAAGCTTTATTGTTTTCCGGGGTCAAGGTATTAAATTAACTAGTTTCTTATCAAAACGATGTAGAGAAATGAATACATTAATACCCGATCTTTCTAAATTAAGAACAAATGAAGGATATGAAGGTGCTATTGTTTTACCTCCTAAATGTGGTTTATATTTAGATGAACCTGTAGCTTGTGTTGATTATTCGTCACTTTATCCAAGTTCTATAATCAGTGAAAATATATCTCATGATAGTAAAGTTTGGGGTAAGGAATATGATTTAAATAATAATCTCATTAAAGAAACAGGATCCAGTAAATATGATAATTTGGAAAATTATAAATATGTAGATATTCAGTATGATACTTATAAATATATTAAAAATAAAAACGGAAAAGATATTAAGACCAAAGTAGGTTATAAAACATGTCGTTTTGCACAATTTCCTGAAAACACAAAAGCTATTATTCCTTCTATTTTAGAAGATTTATTAGCTGCTAGAAAAGCAACACGTAAATTAATAAAGTATAAAACTATAAAGACCAAAGATAATGAGATTATAGAAGGTTTATTAACTGAAAAAGAAGAAACTTATGAGATCTTAACTAGTGAGAAAAAAAACATTATTATACAAAAAGATAATATTGTCTCTATTGAAGATACATATGATGACTTTATGAAGAATGTATTTGATAAAAGACAACAGGGATATAAAGTCACAGCAAATTCAATGTATGGTCAATGTGGTGCTAAAACAAGTAGTTTCTATGAAGTAGATGTTGCTGCATCCACAACAGCTATTGGACGAAAACTTCTTATCTATGCTCGTAAAATTATCGAGCAAATTTATGGAGATAAAATATGTAAAACGAGTTATGGTACAGTACATTCACATGCCGAATATATTTATGGAGATACGGATTCTGTGTTTATGAGTTTCAAATTAACAGATTTAGAAGGTACTCCTATTAAAGGAAAAGAAGCATTAAAAATAACGATTGAACTTGCAAAAGAAGCTGGTGAATTAGCAACAAAGTTTTTGAAACCACCTCATGATTTAGAATATGAAAAGACATTTATGCCCTTCTGTTTATTATCCAAAAAAAGATATGTGGGAATGTTATACGAAGAAGACCCTGAGGTATGTAAAAGAAAAAGTATGGGCATTGTATTAAAACGTCGTGATAATGCACCTATTGTAAAAGATGTATATGGAGGCATTATAGATATTCTTATGAAAGAACAAAATATAATGAATGCGATTAATTTTACTAAGAGTGCTTTAGAAAATATTTATAATGAAAACTATCCTTTACATAAACTTATTATTACAAAGTCATTAAGAAGTAATTATAAAGCTCCTGAACAAATTGCTCATAAAGTGTTAGCAAATCGTATGGGTATTCGTGACCCAGGAAATAAACCAGGTCCTGGTGACCGTATTCCATACGTATATATTGAAACACAAGGTAAAGTTAAATTACAAGGTGACCGTATTGAAAATCCTGTATATATCATTGAAAATAAGATAAAACCCAATTATAGTTTCTATATTACTAACCAAATTATGAAACCGGTTCAACAAGTATTTGCATTAGTTTTAGAAGATATTCCTATATTTAAGAGACAAGTGCGTATGTTTAAAAATAAATTAAAAATATTGAATCAAACTTGTGAAACAGATGAACAATATGAGAAAAAGGAAATGGATTTAAGAAACAAAGAAATTAAGAAATTAATATTTGATGATATTCTTTTAAAAATAAATAATAAAAAAGAAAAGAAACAAGAAATTACTCGCTTCTTTAAATAATTATATATTACAAATTTTTTCTTATTATAATATATAATATAGGTTCAAAAGCTGCACGTATGACTGCCTCTGTCACAAACCGTCCTGCTTATATTTACGTTACACATAATCGTGGTCGTGTTGGTGGTAAATCTACTCCACCTCAATTAAGACTTGTTTTTAGTCCTAATTAATCTACATACTCTATTATATATTTTTTTTTCTTATTATAATATATAATATGGGTTCAAAAGCTGCGCGTCATACTACTCTTATTACAAATTTAGGATATAATAATAGTGGTTTTAATCAAGCGGGATTACCACCAAAACCAGTTGGAGGGATTCTTCCTCGTCCACTAGGTATTGGTAAAAAATCAACTTCTAGTTAAATAATCATTTTATATTTAGGACTTTTATAAAATGATTTAGTCTAATGAATCTCCCAAACTTCTTGAAAGAATATCATATCTACATAATGGACATTGACTTCGTTGTAAAAAATATCGTCGTAGATTTGTCTCTCTAAATATATGATTACATCCATTAATTCTCATCACATTATCGTCATCTTGAAAAGGTTGTAAATCTATTGGACATTCAGTAATACTACTTGATATATCACAATAGCGTACAATAGTACAATTATCTAGTATATTTCTCTCTGTTGGAATAACAGGAACAGGACTCAATATATTTAAAAATGAATCTATGAAAGATAGATTAGGTAAAGTTGTGCGTGTTGTAACTAATGGTGTTATATGTATGTTTGGTAATCTTACTACTGATTCTGATCCAGATTGTCTTTGTCTTTGTGCTGGTACCCTTTCTCTCTGATTTATATTTATAGAATCTATAAAATCTCTATTATTTGTTTGATTTGTATCTCTTATTAATTCTCCATAATTATTTATTAATTCCGTAATTCTATCTGACAAACGACGAAACATAGTCATGTGTAAATAATGATTTTCTAAATATTGTCTATGTATTTCATTTAATTGTCTATAATTATCATTAAATGTTCTTAGATTATCTAAATGCATTTCTATGAGTCTTGCTATATTTTCATTAGACATATCTTATTAAAAGAAAATAAAAAGTCATATAAAAATAGACTTATATAATTATGTATTATAACCATGAGTTTTGATAAATATAAAGATCAAGGATTAACTGGATTAGCTAATTTAGGAAATACATGTTTTATAAATTCTACGATTCAATGTTTATCACATACGTATGAGTTTAGTGAATTTTTGGAAAGAAAAAACTATGAAAAAAAAATAAAAAATATTCCTGATTCACTTGCTTTGTTTGAATGGAAGAAATTATTAGATATTATGTGGAGTGAAAATTGTATTATTTCTCCAGGTGGTTTCATATCTACTATTCAAAAACTCGCACAAATTAAAAACCAAACATTATTTACTGGTTTTGCACAAAATGATTTGCCAGAATTTCTTTATTTTCTCGTTGATTGTTTTCATAATGGATTAAAGCGTGATGTTAATATGAATATTAATGGAACTATCAAAAACGAAAAAGATAAATTAGCCCAAAAATGTTATGAAATGATGAAAGTGATGTATAAGAAAGAATATTCAGAGATTTTAGATATTTTTTATGGCATACATATTTCACAAATTAAAAATACCAATGAGGAAATATTAGCAGAAACACCTGAACCTTTTTTTATTTTATCTTTACCCATTCCTTCAAACAATAATCCATCTCTTATAGATTGTTTTAACTTATATACTGAAAATGAATTACTAGTGGGAGATAATCAATATCAACTAGCAGATAATGATAATACTTCAAAAATAGATGCTAATAAAAATATAGTATTTTGGAGTTTTCCTTCTGTTTTAGTTATTGATTTAAAACGTTTTTCACATAATTTAAGAAAAAATCAAGCTGTAGTAACATTTCCATTTAATGATTTAGATTTAACATCTTATGTTATAGGTTATAATAAAATTAGTTATGTTTATGATTTATATGCCATTTGTAATCATTCAGGAAATGTTTTAGGAGGTCATTATACAGCATTCGTTAAAAATGCCAATGATAAATGGTATGAATTCAATGATACAAAAGTTAGAGAAATTAAGAATTTAAATGAACTTGTTACAAATAAAGCATATTGCTTTTTTTATCGTAAAAAAAAAATCCAGTAAATATATAGAATGGATATAGACTTAACTAATTCACTTACCCCTGCAACAAACTATATTTATGATAATATTAAAGTTAATCCTTTTATCATACTTATTGTTGCTATTGTAATCATATTTTACTTTTTCGTATTCAAATATTTAGGAAGAAATGCAACAGTAACTACTCTTCCATCACGTCCTTCAAAAGGTATTACCTTTTTAGAAATTATTATGTGGGGTGTTCTTATATTTCTCGTTTTAACTAATTCATTAAAATACTTTTTTGGATTAGATATTAATGTTACAATTAAGAATTTATTTACAAGTATTCCAGAAATAGATATTAATGTAGAACAAGAATTAGAAGATATTGTAAAAAAACCCCCAATTCCCGAGATTGAAAGAATTAAACAAGTATTTCATATTCCTGCTAATAAATATACATATGATGATGCCAAAGCTGTTTGTAAAGCATATGACGCTGAATTAGCCACATATAATCAAGTTGCAAATGCTTATAAGAATAATGCTGAATGGTGTTCATATGGTTGGTCTAAAAATCAACTTGCTTTATATCCCACACAAGAAGAAACTTATAATAAATTACAAAAAATTAAGGGACATGAACATGATTGTGGACGTCCTGGAATCAATGGTGGATTTATTAGTAATTCTAATGCTCGTTTTGGTGTTAATTGTTACGGACACAAACCTATTATTACACATGAAGAAGAACAAATGATGATTAATAGAAGTCCTTATCCTATTACTAAGCAAGATAAATTACTAGAAAAACGTGTAAAATGTTATAGAAATAAATTAAAAAATATTATTGTATCTCCTTTCAATAACAATAAATGGAGTAAGGCTTAAATAATAGAACATGTAGATGTTCTTAAACGTGCATCTGATGACTTATTATAATATGATTTTCTATAATAATTCGTATATTTATAAACATGTATTTGTTTATTACATATAATACATTTATTATTTGTTTTTAACCATGTTACTAAACATTCATCGTGTGCTGGATATTTACAATCACATACTTGTGTAAAATAATGATTTAAAATATTATATTTAATCTTTTCAAAGCATATTAAACATTCTAAATCATTATTATTATTATTATTATCATTATCATCTTCTATTTCTGTCATTAATATTATTAATGATAAAATTTTATTTAATTATTTTATCTAATAAAATATTGAATATATCTTCGTTTATCAATGATGATTCATTTGATACCCGTGAATAAGTATTTGAATTATTGTCATCACAATTATTTATAATAGCTAAACCTGAAGGGATAGCTAAACCTTCATATGAAGATTTATTATATCCTCCTTCTTGTATATGACCTTCTTTTTTCATTAATGACTTTAATGATACACCACACCGTTTTATTTCTTGATTCGTTTTATAATATATTAAATCATTTGAATTCATATACTATATATATTGTTTATTTTTCCAGTCAAATGTCTTATTATATAATTTTACATTACTCACCTTCTCCGTTTTACGATTTAATTCATTATCTATTTGTGTCAATAATGGATTTGCTAATTCAGGATTATTATAAAAAATTTCTAAATCATATTCCTTTATTATAGTATCATAAATAATAGATAATAATTCTATTATTCCTTGCCCACGGTCTTTATAAAAAAAACCCGATAATCGTTCATCTTCTCTTTCTTTATATTCATTATATAATTCTTGTATTTTTGGTTCCATGATATACTCAAATGTTTCACGATGATCTTCTATTAATATATGTTTTGTCTCAGGACATGACATAAAATCTTCTAAGGTAAACATTTCTCTTAAATATTCACCTTTATCACTATATAATTGTGTAAATTCATTTGATTTTTCCATGGTTACTTATAGTACTTATACATATAACTAACTATCTTATTTTTAAATTCATTTACGTTTGATACTTTATATTTTATTTTCAAAGTATTATGAATATCGTCTGTAAAATCATCTACATAATGTCCATTTAAATATGGACAAAGTTCATCATCCTGTTCATACTTAAATATTCCGTAACAACTATCCATCTCATTATTTAACCAATGATTGATTTTTGTATTCATACTCACATTCATGATTGTGTATTGACTATATAAATAGTGTAATATCTGTTTAATTCATTTATTATAATATCTTTTAATTTCATCAGAAAATTTAATCTCTCTATGCTGTTTAATATATTCCATTAATTGATCTACTGTTTCTGTATTAGAAACACAGTGACTTAGACATTCTTTTACATATTTTAATGTTAATGGTTGAACTGCTTTAACCTGTTGTGATTTTAATTTTCCATCTGATATTTGAATTACTGCATTTTTTAATTCATGTGTTTCTATGTATTCTTGTAAGTCATTAGTTAATATTTGACGCGTCTTTTTTAATTCTTTTAAATTTTCATTAAATGTTTTTATTTCATTATCAGCCAAAACCCAATTCTTTATTTTCTCTTCAAAACTCATTAATATAAAAAGAGATAACTCTTTATATTAATTTAACGACGACGATTATGACGTGTTGGTTTTTTATTACGTCTCGTTTTGTTTTTCATACTTTTCTTTCTCTCTTTTCCCTTTTATTTATCAACTAATAAAATACTTCTTTTTTATTGACATTTTCAATGTTTTTTTATTCCTTACCATTTATCATATTATTATTTTTCTATTATAAACAGGTAAAAAAGTACAGTAACAACTAAATTCCCAAAAGTGGTTCGAAATAGAAAATTGGACATGTCCATTTTCAATATCTGAGAAAAGAATTAAAAACAGCGATTTTCGAGCACTTGTGAGCATATTGCTCTAAAATGTGATTAATTCCTTAAAAATTATGGTGTAAATTATGGTAAGAGAAATTTGTGTTTTTCGTAAAATATTTAGAGATAAAATATTATTAAATAATAATACGTAAATGGAAATTTTGGAAATAAAAAAAACGCAAAAAAAATCAATAAAATATACTTGCAATAATTGTGACTTTGTATCATGTAATAAGACAGATTATATTAGACACCTGTCAACCCTAAAACATAAAAAAACGTTTTTGGAAATAAATGGAAATGAAAAAAACGCATATTTTTCTTGTAATAATTGTTATAAAATCTATAAGACTAAAAGTGGTTTATGGAAACATAATAAACTTTGTAATAATAAAGACCATAAAGATATAATAATTAAAAATAATACAAATTTTGAAAAGTTTACTGAAATAGTAATATCACAACAAGAACAGATAAAAGATTTTCATGAAACATTAAAATATATGATGACTAGTCATGAAAAGAGAGAAGAAGTATTTTTAGAATTAGCAAAGAAACCTTCTATTTTTGGTAATAACAATAATATTAATAGTAATAATAATATTAATTATCATGTATACCTTAATGAACATTGTGCAAATGCTATTGATTTTCCTGATTTCTTAAACAATCTTAGTATATCTATGGAAGACCTTTTTTATTCAAAAGATAATGGTTATCCAAAAGCTATTAGTAATATATTTCAAAGGAATCTTAGTATATTAGATAAAACAGAGCGACCAATTTATTGTAGTGATAAGAAACGTATGAATTTTTATGTGAAAGATGGTAAATGGGAAAAGGATAAAGATAACATTAAAATATTAGAAAGCATCTGGAAAGTAACACATAAACAAATAAAATATATGGATGAATGGAGAAAAGCCAATCCGAATTGGAGAGAAAACGAAGAAAAAGATCTAGAATTTATGAATATCGTAAGAAATATTATGGGCGGTTCCACAGATGAAGAACAATTTAAAAATAAAAATAAAATTATGAAAGAACTCGCAATGAACAATGATATCAAAGAACTTTTTTCTGATTAATTTCATATACTTATTTTTTCTTGTAAATTATTATAATTTATAACTGGTATTTTTGCTATTTTTTCTTTCCTTACCATTTATCATAATATTATACTTTTCTTAAATATAGGTAAAAAAGTACAGTAACAACTAAATACCCAAAAGTGGTTCGAAATAGAAAATTGGACATGTCCATTTTCAATATCTGAGAAAAGAATTAAAAACGACGATTTTCGAGCACTTGTGAGCATAATGCTCTAAAACAGAAAACACAACACAAAAAACATGGTGTATATTATGGTCACAAAAATCAGTAAAAATAAGTATTTTAAAAAAATAATTTAGGAGATTTTTTGTTCTATAAATATAGAACATGTATAGAACGATTTGTCCTAAAAAATCTCAAGAAATATTTAATTGTGAAAAATGTGATTATATAACATGTAGTAAGAATGATTTTAATAAACATATTTTGACACGTAAACATCAAAAAACTCAAATTTTGAACGCTTTAGAACAAAAAAATCCCAAAAATCCCAAATATATATGTGAATTTTGTAATAAAGAATATAAAGTTCGCAACAGCTTATGGTATCATAAGAAAAAATGTAAAGAAAATAATAAAATTGTTATTGATAATAAAGAAAATACAGATGTAGAAAAACTTACTGAAATTATATTAACACAGCAAGATATGATTACAAATCAAAATAATATGATTAATAATCAACAAGAACAAATAAAAGAATTTCATGAAACACTTAAGACAATGATGACAAGTACTGAAAAAAGAGAAGAAGTATTTCTTGAATTAGCAAAGAAACCATCTATTATGGGTAACAATAATAATAGTAATAATAACATTAATTATCATCTTTATCTTAATGAACATTGTGCCAATGCTATTGATTTCCCCGACTTTTTGAATAATATTAATATTACTATGGATGATCTTTTTTATTCAAAAGATAATGGATATCCAAAAGCCATAAGTAATATTTTTCAAAAGAACCTGAGTATTTTAGATAAAACAGAACGTCCAATTTATTGTAGTGATAAGAAACGTATGAACTTCTATGTAAAAGATGGTAAATGGGAGAAAGATAAAGATAATATAAAGATACTTGAGAGTATTTGGAAAGTAACACATAAACAAATAAAATATATGGATGAATGGAGAAAAGCAAATCCAAATTGGAGAGAAAACGAGGAGAAAGACCTGGAATTTATGAATATAGTACGCAATATTATGGGTGGTTCCACAGACGAAGAACAAATTAAAAATAAGAATAAAATAATAAAAGATCTTGCAAATAATAATGATATTAAAGAACTATTTACTTAATAATTAAATAATATATTTATATTAATGGACCCATTATATACATCTACTGTATTATCAGTATCAAGAAAAAAAGCTTTAGACTGTGAAGAAGTAGTCAATTATTTAAATGAATTTAATATTAAAACCTCTATTACAAGCAATTATTCTACTTTACCACATAAAGAACATGGATGTCGTCTTACACAATCTATTACTAAAAAAGAAGACATAAAGCATATATGGTTTATTTTAAAAGAAAAATATAACTTTTGTTGTGCCCATCTAAAAGTAGGTAATCAGTTTGATGGTTGTATATTAGATTTTATAGCTCCATCTAAATGTCCAAAAAATTTAGATAATGAATAAATATTATATTTATTTAGATTGCTAAATATAATATTTAGTTTATGATTGAAAAGAACGAAATCATTTATTTACGACTGCGACTATGACGACGAGCAGTTCTTCGTGCAGATCGGCGAGCAGATCGTTTTACAGATTTTTTCGCAGATTTTTTGTGTGATTTGACTGCTTTGCGGGCAGACCGTTTTACGGATTTTTTCGCAGATCGTTTGTGTGATCGTTTAACAGAGTTTTTGCTTCTTGCCATTATATATTATCTTAAGATAATTATTTTCTATATAATTGTCTGTTTCTTAAAAGTAAAAGAAAGATACCTAAAATTAGTAAAAAACTAATAAAAACAAAAGTAATAGATAAAAATATATAAGGATACATTTCTTGTATAATCATATCTATCATTGGACGAAGAATAAGTTTTAATTCCTCTTTTACATCTTCTCTCTTTATGATGGTAATGCATTGTTTAATGATTGATTCCTTTATATTGTCCATTAATGATTTTCAATATTTTATTTTTGCGTGTTTATTCGTAGTTATTTTTCTCTTTAACGAATAAATATGTCTGTTGTATTTCCATGTGATACATTTGATATTAATAAAATATCTTTAGCAAATCCTAATGGATTACAAGGAGGTGCATATTTCTCAAAAATACTCTATAATGATGAACCAAATGTTCTTATACAAACTCCTAAATCTCTTAATAAAAATGGTATTATTACTACTGGTAAAAAGTCTTATACTGACCTTATTTTTACACAAGACCAGTCACATTTTACACAATGGATTGAAACATTAGAAAAATGTATTCAAAATATTGTATACGATAAACGCCATATATGGTTTAATGACGAACTTAATTTAGATGATATTGAATATTTATTTACATCATCAATAAGAAAATATAAATCTAATCTATCACTTTTACGATGTCATATACAGCAAAATAAGTATTTGAAACCTCAAGAACAATTAAAATTATATGATGATAAAGAGAATAATTTATCAATGGACTCTGTAACAAAAGAAAATAAAATAATTACTATTTTAGAATTAGCAGGATTACGATTTACAAGTAATAGTTTTCGTATTGATATTTATTTAAAACAAATGATGGTTTTTGATAATGCTCCTCTTTATGATAAATGTCTTATTAATTTGGGAAGTTCTTCTTCATTAGCAAAAACTTTAGAAGAACCAAAAGATTTAGAAAAAACGAATGAAACTTCTTCTATTTCTCTCTCTGAAACTAAAGAAAAATCCATTGAAAAAAATCAATTATTAAGTGATACAGAATTATATTTAGAAAAAACAGAAGAAAAACACCAAGAAACTAATGAAATCATACAGAATTTAAGTAAAGTTCATGAAATTCAAGATGAACACGAACAACATAATGATACCGAACAACATAATGATGACGAACAACACAATGATACCGAACAACATAATGATACCGAACAACATAATGATGACGAACAACATAATGATGACGAACAACACAATGATACCGAACAACATAATGATGACGAACAACATAATGACGATTTAGAAGAAAATATAGAAAATACAGAAAATACAGAAAATACATCATATCCATTCCAAAAAGATTTAGAAATGATAGAAGAAGTTGTTTTATCAATTGATTCAGATAATTTAGAAACTATATCTTTGAAAAATCCCAAGGAAGTTTATTATGAAATTTATCATGCATCTCTTAAAAAAGCAAAAGAAGCAAGAAATTATGCTATTAAAGCGTTTTTAGAAGCAAAAAAAATTAAAAATACTTATTTATTGAATGAAATAGATAGTTCCGATGATGAAGAATTTGATCCAGAATCTATTTTAGAACCCAATCATTCATAAATTATTTATTTTATAAAAAATTTTTATCCTATTGTTTTATATAATGGTTATTGGAAAAAATATGCTTAAAAAACTTTCAACAACACATGTACTTTTAATTGCGGCTCTTGTTGTTTTAGGATATTCTCTATACAATTATTCCGTATCTAAATCATCAGTTAAAGATGCTTTAACAAATGATACCTCTAACACTGGTTCAGATCTTTACTCATCATGTTGTTCACCCAAAGATGGCGCCGTTTCTCCATCAGAACCTTTAGGACAAAATGAAACCCCAAGTGATGCTCAAGGTATCCAATCATCTGCTTTTGGTCTTCCCCCAAGTTGTGCCAAACGTAATGTAGCCGATCCTGCTGAATTATTACCAAAAGACGAAAACTCTGATTGGGCTAAACTTAACCCCGTCGGTGCTGGTGACCTCCAGAACGTAAACTTATTACAAGCTGGATACCATATTGGTATTGATACAGTCGGACAAAGCTTAAGAAATGCTAATTTACAAGTTCGTTCTGAACCCGCTAACCCCCAGATGACTGTTGGTCCATGGAATAATTCCACCATTGAACCTGACCTTATACGCCGACCTCTTGAAGTTGGATGTGGTCCTCAATAATTTATTTGCTTATATTAATGAGCAATAGAATTAATATATTTGGATATATCTTAATTATATTTGTAGCTATTGTAATGTTAAAAATATATATTGACTCTGATATGCATAATCTTAAATGCATTATTTCTACGATTGATGGTAATAAATATTGTGTACGTGAAAGAAAGAAAATTAATTTAGTTGCTGATTTATTAGCAAATTGCACTGTAGATATGAAACGTGTGGTTAGTAATTTATATGAAAAATATCCTGAGCGCGATAATGTTAAGCGACTTAAAAAAAATTTTAAAGCATCACAAGTAAAAGAAATATTACCTACAAGTGTATATACTGCATATTCTGAAAATAAAGGAGAGAAAATGGCTTTTTGCGTAACAAAAAAGAAGAGAGGTAATAATCTTATTGACCGTAATACTCTTACATTTGTTGCTTTACATGAATTAACACATATTATGACAGTTTCTATAGGTCATAAGAAAGAATTTTGGGACAATTTTAAGTTTTTATTACACCATGCAGTAGATATGGGTATATATGAACCTGTTGATTATTCAAAAACCCCTGTTGAATATTGCAGTATGGAAATTAATGATAATCCCTATTTTTCATAAATTTCATATCTGACTGTTTCTCCATGTTTATCTACAATTTCATGTGTAGAAATTTGTTGATATGTTAAATGAAATCCATGAGATGATAAATGAATAGGAAAATAAACATCACATGTATAATATTTGTAAATCGTGGTTATATAAATTTTTTTTACTTCTTCAGTTTTTAAAAAATAATTATATAGTTTCTCTCCTCCAATAATCCATATTTCATCATAATGATTTTTTTCCAAATATTCTTTTAATTTTATAATACTTGGAAAAATATTGGGACCAAATAATGTAGTTGATATAACAAGATTGTCTCTACCTGGAAGAGGTCGTTTCGGTAAACTTAACCATGTATTCTTACCCATAATAATAGCGTTATTTCCATTTCCTTTAGTTAATTTAGAAAAACGTTTTAAGTCCTCTTTACAATGCCAGGGAATAGTATTATTATAACCAATACCTCCATTTAAACATTTAGCTACAATTATATTCATTATTATACTATATAAATAATCTATTATTTATTTATATATATATATATGTTTTTTAAAATAATTCAATTAATTCCTGATGCAAAAAATAAGATATATATATTTACTACACAATATATCATTGGATTATATAAATCAGATAAGTCTAATACATATTTTGATGATAAATTATCAGAAAAGGATAAAAATGAAGAGCTCATATGGAATGATAATTATATTCATACGGATGATTCTATAGAAACTATTAAAAAGAAAATTGTTCAAGTAATGAATAAAACCGTCGCTTTTGAAGAAATATATCTATTTAGTATTAAACCGTTGAATACCAATATTAATCAAATATATCAAGAACTAACGCAAGATGATACAATATCTATCACTCAAACCCGTTTCTTTAACTTTTTATCTAATATTTCTCCTTTTAATAATCAATCAATAGAGAGAAAAGATACCTATAAATATGAAGACCTTTTAGAAATTAACCTTGATCAGTCTCTCTTTTTAAATATTCCAATTGGTCAAAGTATAAATATAGAAAAGAAATATCCATTTGTAGTTAACCCATTTGAAGTAAAAACGATTGACCTTATATTAGAACAATATTCTCAGGATCTTATTTCTACTCAAAATAAGAAATTATTACTGGATTATGGTAATATTAATACTATTTATATGTGTAATGCAAGTGATGTATTAAATGAAACAATTAAAACAGAGTTAAACCAAGAAAGTATGATTAAAATGTATTATCCATTCTTATATAAACTTAATATTCTCTCTTTTGATCAATTAACCGAGAGAAAACAAGAACTATTAGATAAAAGTAAAAAACTCATTACAAAACAATTTATCAAGAATAATGAAAATGTAGATTTATTCTATAATATTTATAATGAAAAAACTAAAGAATTAGATTATGTAAGTCGTGGTATTAAAGAATTAAAATGTATTATTCATCCATTATCACCTATTAAATTACCAATTGATGTTATTTTCAAACTCATATCATCCTCATTTTCTCTCCCTTTTATAAAATATAATCCCAGTAAAAAGAATGAAAAAATATTTCGTCTCTTTGCAAACAAACAAACATCACAAGGTAAAAAGATTCCTTATCTATCCAAAACCAAATTAACAAAACTGAATGATACGATTTCAAAAGAAAAATCAGTTGGTATGTATCTTACTTACACTAATGATGACAATATTAATTCCATATTAGTTTTTGAATTCTTTATTAATGGTAATATTAGTATTAAAATAAATAATACAACATTACTTTATCTCAAAGAAATAGAAACTATTGTCCGCAATACATTAAATCCTTTATTAAAAACCATTAATAATTTCATAGAACAAGGTGGTTATGCTTTTTTGAAATTTGAATCTTTTAATGATAATACAGAAATACTTAATATTCATTATAATACTTCAATTGCCATTACAAAAGAATTTAAGATAGATAAATATATTGGATGTATTTCAAGTATATTTACAATCCTAGAAAACAATTTAACTAAAGGAATAATATTGGATTACAAACGAGTGGATTATTATAATAAAATGGATAGTATTGATAAATTCATAACACAATGGAGTTTAAATAATAAGAATTTAAATGAAATAGTACCACTTATAGTAGATAATTTTGATTTAAAAGAAGAAGAAGCAAAATTAAAAGTTAGCGCATGGATTAGCAGCATTCAAGTAGAACAAAATCTATTTTCTAATAAAAAATTAAAAATAAAAACAAATCCAGGATTTCCAGTTAAAATAGAACATGACCCATTTAATAATAATATTACAATCTCTATTGAAAATATAAATAACATACTATATTTACCTCATATTCAAGTATATTTTGATACACTTATACGACTTACACAAGATATTAAATCAACTAAGGTTCCAAAAACAATAATAAATAAATTATGTAAACCAACAAAGAGAGAAATAGAAATAGAAGCTGTTGAAGATGTAGTAAGTAGACCAGAAACACCTTTTGAAGAGAGAGAAGAATTATCTATTGAAGGTAATGTAATCACATTTAATGAGGATGATGAAGATGATGATTTATTAGATATGCTTTATGGTGATAATGAAAATGATGATGATGATGAAAATGATGATGAAAATATAGAGTTTGGTGAAGAAATTACAATTGAGTCAGATGAAAAAAAGAAAACGCAAAAATTTAGTAAAAAAAATGAGGATGATGATGATGACGATATATTGAAAGAATTAAAATATTTAGATGAAGATGAAAACGAAGAAGAAGAGGAAAAAGAAGAAGAAAAAGAAAAAGAAAAAAAAGAAAAAAACGAAGAAAAAAACGAAGAAAAAAATAATGATGAATCAGAAGAATTAATTAAAGATATTGATGGTATGAGTCTTAATAATCCTAATTACTTCTTTGAACGTATGTATAAACGAGACCCAAAACTATTTTTAAAAGCTAAGGATGGACGCTTTAACGCTTATTCACGAATATGTCCTCATACTTTACGACGACAACCCGTTATATTAACCGATAAAGAAAAGGAAAAAATAGATAAAAATCATCCAAACTCTTATTCAAAAGCTATTAAATATGGATCATCTTCTAACAAACAATTTTGGTATATTTGTCCAAGATATTGGTGCCTTAAAGATAATACAAGTCTTACAGAAGAAGAAGTAAAAGCAGGTGTATGTGGAGGTCAAATTATTCCTATGGATGCGAAAACTGTTCCCAAAGGCAAATATATCTATGAATTTAATGTTGGTGAAAAAAATAACGAACATCTAGATAAAGATGGTAATTATATTACACATTATCCCGGATTCCTTAAAAAAGATAGTCATCCAGATAATTCTTGTATTCCTTGTTGCTTTAAATATTGGGATGCTGATTCACAAGTTCAACGAAGACAACAATGCTTACAAAATAAAGAAGTAATTACCAAATCACAAAAAGTGGTTGAAGATTACATTAAAAATCCTAATAAATTCCCTCTTAAACAAAATGCATTAGGATATTTACCGATGAATGCTCAAAAACTTTTAAATAATAATAATGAGTTATGTCAAGTAAGCAAAAAAGACAAATCATTAAAAGAATTTTATCCTTGTCTCATAAGAAAAGGTGTTGAAAATAATAACAATCAATCATTTCTTGGTGCGATTGCTGATATTTATTCTGAGTTCACTAGATATAATAGTTCTGTTAGTATTAGTCAGTTAAAACAAATTATACTTGGTAAACTGAATCTAGATATTTTTATTACATTGCAAAATGGCAATTTAGTGACCCTTTTTGAAAAAGAATTACCCATGTTAGATATTAATCAATTCAGTACAACTGATATTTATAAAAAATTAAACATGGATAATATTATTCGTTCTTCATCAAGAACAACCGAAGAACAACGAACTATGGATTATTTTATAAAAATAGCATCATCCTTTATGAATTATATAAATTTTATTAGAGATGATACCATAGATATAGATTATGCATATTTATGGGACTTTGTAACTAAATATCTATTTGATATTCCTGTAAATATGATTATTTTAGATAGTATTGAAAATGATATTACAGATAATATTGAAATTATATGTCCATCAAATCATTATGCCGGACAGTTCTTTAATGCCAAAGATAAAACAATTATTTTAATAAAAAGAGAAAAGTTTTATGAACCTATTTATCAATACGAAAATGATGGAAGAAGTATTAATATAAAAACTAAATTATTTGATTTGCAATCAGAAACTATGAGTAGTGAATTAAAAAAGGTTATTACAAATATAAAAAATAATATGGTTAAATGTAAACCTTATAATAGTCTTCCAAATGTCTATAAATTTAAGATGAATTTTCCTCTTGTATATATGATTGAAAAATTAAGTCAAAATAAAGATTTCTCTATTATTAATCAAGTATTAAATTATAATAATAAGGTTGTTGGACTTATTATAACACTTAACTCATCTAAACCATTCTATATACCATTTGAACCATCATCTATTATAAATTCATTACCATTGATTACCATTGATGCAGTACAATGGAATAATTATACAACTACTCTTTCAACATTAACCGATACATATAATTTATTAGATATTCCATGTCAACCCAGAATAAAAGTATTAGAAGATAATCTTATTGTAGGAATTCTTACGGAAACAAATCAGTTTATTCCTATAAATCCTCCAAGTGAAAATATTTATGATGATACATTGAGAACATATGAAGGATTAAATTATGTTACTTCGGATAATAAAACTCTTTTATCTAATGAAAAAGATACAAAACGCATTGAAACTATTAAGAAAATAAGATTAGAACACAGATTTTATAATGCCTTCCGAAATACTGTTAGACGACTTTTGAATACTTTTGAATATAAGAACATAAGAAATAGTATTGAAGACATAATAAAAGATGCTAATCTTTATCTTACAAAACTAAATAAAATCTATGATATCTTAAAGGAACTAACACAATCTTTTATAATATTTAAAGATTATGATTTAGATGAAGTTATAAAATTAGAAAATATAAGCACGTGTATATATAATTCAACTTGTAGCGAAAGACCCTATTGTCAAATGACAGAAAATGATGTATGTGCTATTGTATTACCAAAACTTAATCTTATTAGTAAAGCTAATAATGAAAATATTTATTTTGGACGAGTAGCTGATGAGTTAATACGATTTAATAAAATAAGAAATTACATATTATTTACAGATAATTATCTTAATTTTGAAAAAATAGATTATAACTTACATGCAAATGAGATAATATTATTGAATAGTATATTATTCAAGGGAGATTACTTTGAAGATATAGAAGATGTTACAATTAATAATCCTTATGTTACACATAATACATATGATACAGCATTTCCAAATAAGAGTATTAGAATTGACAATACTATTAATTTAAAAGAGAGAACAATTAGTACTATACCTGAAAAATGTAATAAAGAAATTAAGTTAGTTGGAAAAACTGAAAAATGGTTTCCATTATTACCTAAAAATACAAAGATAGTTAATTTTGATATTAATCATGAATGTTCTTTTCAGATTATAATAGATATAATTAATGATTATACACAAAAAATATATACTAGTAAAGGTATTAAAACAATATTATTGAATTTGTATATACCTTTATTAAAAAAATTTGGAAATTCAGTATTGGATACATTACAAAGTCAAGGAAAAGTAACTTTTATTAATGATGTTCGTAATAATATATTAACATTTGATAATTATATTATGAGTGAGCATTATTATATTACTAATTTTGATATTGTACTCTTGGCAAAACATTTTAAATTACCTATAATTATTATATCATCCACAAAATTAAAAGAAAACAAAAAAGATTCCATGAGTCTTAATAGTAATGAGTTTTATTATATTATTAAACAATTTGGTATTACTAAGAATGAAATGCAAAGATATGCTTTATTATTAACGGAAAATGAAACACTTAAATTTAATATTACCCAATTATCTATTCCGTTTTTTGATAAGATAAAAGAAAATGCTCTTGATATGTCTACATCAATATTTATTATTAAAGTAAATAAAGTAAGATCAGCTACAACTTTATCAACTTAAAATTATAAATTCATGTTATGAATAAATTCTTCAATTTCAGGAATTTCATTAAAATTATTGAATTCCTGAATTATATTGTGGTATTGCTCTTGATTTTGAATAAATTCAATATTTTCTATATTTTGAAAATTAATCTGATTTTCTTCTAATTCTTCTCTATTGTCGTTATTGTTCTCATTAATATCTTCAACATCTTCATCATCATTATTTTCAACTTGTTCTTCTTCATCATTATCATTATCATCATCTAATAAATCATCATCGGTATCATCATCATCATCATTAAAATAATCATCATCATATGATTCATCACCGTAATTTATACCGTGATTTACACTCATATCATCATCTTCTTCATATTCATCTTCATCTTCATTTTCATCATCAATATCAACAATATTTTCTTCAATATTATTATTCATCTGTATTTCATCAGAACTATTTTCTTCACCAAGATTATTATTTATATTTAAATTATTGAAATTATTTATAATATCATGATTATTATCATTATTATCATTATTATCATTATTATCATTATTATCATTATTATCATTATTATCATTATTTATACGAGAATTTACATCTTGTATTGAATGTATATTTAATATAGAACATTGTTGTTCTTTATTAATATGTTCTATAGATATTGCATATAGATTTTCCAACTTCATCTTATTATTATTTAATTTTCTCAGTAATAAATAAAATAATTGTATATTACTGTTACGCACTTGTAAATTATTAGAATACATTGAAAAATAAAATACTCTTAATAAATCTTTTGTTTCAGCAATAATTTTTCTTTTATTATGAAACGCACATTCCGAAAATATTTTAATATTTTTACATCGGCGTGAATAACGATTAATAATAAATAATAATTCATCAAATAATTCTAAGTTATCACTATTAATATAATTATTGATTGCATTATCTTTTAGATAACTATTCCATTTAGTAGTAAATACTTTCATATTAAAATTACATTCATAAAAGTAACGAATAACTGGTGGTATTTTTATAAATTCATGCGATGCTTTAACAAATATATTAATTAAATTGTGATAAGAAAAGGGTATATTAGTATATGGATTTTTCAAATCAAGCGGAGCCTCATATAAATCCTCTGAATTCATTAATCCATTTTTCCATAGTCGTAATAAATCATTTATATAAAATGTATATATCGTCTTCATCTGAACTATCTCAATAATAAATTTTGGATTATAGTCATTAAGTGGTTCAAAACAAAGATTAATATCTATACTATACCTCCTAAAAGTATTATATTTACGTTTGCGAATATATTTCCGCAAAATATATTGCAATCTTTGCGTCTTTTGAAAATAATCTATCAATATATTCTTATCTTTTTTATTTAAAAAAATAGAATTATAAATAGATTTAAAAGTTTTTAACTTATTTTTTTTTTGACATTTTATTAGTAAAGCAATATGAATATCATAATTATATAGTAAATCTTTATGCAATAAAAAATTCATTAATTTACAAAATGATTTATTCATTATGTATATATTAAAATTATATAAATAATAATATTTATATTATAATTTATTATTTTATATATCAATGTCGTAATCATCATCAATATCACCTGTATTTTTAGAGTTCATAATGCTAATGTTATCTTGAATATTCATATTGGTATTTGCACATGGATCAGCACTTTCATTAATATCAAAGAGTTCATTTAAATCCTCTTCTTTAAATACTGATTTTTCAGCAATTTTACTCATAGAATCAATATCTAATAATACTTGAAAACTATTTGTTCCAAAATATCCTTCCTGACCACACATAACATTTGCAGAAACCCCTTTCATCGTATCTAATTGAGCATGTTTTGCTGCTCTTAAAAACATTTCTGGTGTTTCTTCAAATGATGCTTTTGCTATAGGTCCAATATTATCATTATTAATACCGTGACGATAGATAGAAACCATTCTAATAGTTGCGGTCATACGGTCACAGAGTAGAGAAAGATGATGTGAATTAATATAAGTACCATCAAATTCAATAACTTCTAATAACTCATTGTATATTGTTTGACGAGCTGCTTCAATACCCAATGTTCTATAGACTTCCATAATGTTATTACTAATTGTTTTTTTAGTATTAATAGAATCAAGAGCTAATATATCCTTAATATTAGAACCTACTGTATCTAATACCCAAATAGGATTAGACTCATAATTTCCATTATTTTTAGTTAATTGATTTTGTAATTTCATTAAATTTACTTTTACAATATTTTTGACACCTTTGAGTATAATATTATTCAACATGTTTTCTTGAATTCCTTTAAGTAAATAGATTTCATCAGATTGATCAAGTGTTTTAATCTTCTTTTTACTAGAGAGAAGTTCTTTCATTCTAATACGGAAGATAAGCTTATCTGCATTAAAATCTGAATATATACATTCTACATCTTGTTTATATGTATTCTTAATAGTAAAGTGAATATCATCCATAGAAATGTTTCTATCTAACATACTGGCTCTATCCATTTCAAACCGAATAATCCATTTAGATTTTTGTGTTTCTGCATCAGTTTCAATATCAGCACATTCATTTACCATAGATTTGAATTGATGATATTCCTTTAATAAAAGTTCATCTTCGTTAATCTTAGTAGATAAATCGTCTGGTTCAAAACAAATACTAACAGCTTTAGCTACATCTTTTAAACTTGTATATTCAAGTGTATACATAATTTCTTGTGCTTTATGATTATCTTCTTGATCTGATTCTTTAAGAAACACTGTAAGAGATGGGTTCTTTGGATTCTCGGATAAGGAGAGAATTTCCTCAATACGTGGAACACCACGAGTAACATTAGACTTAGAAGCAACACCAGCATAATGGAAAGTATTAAGTGTCATCTGAGTCGTAGGTTCACCAATACTTTGTGCCGAAATCATTCCAACCATTTCGCCAGGTGCTACAATAGCCTTCTTATAATTCATTTCTATTGCACTAATCAAGTAGTTCAATGCTTTTTTATTAAAACGTTTATTTATTACAAGATTACTAGGTGAAAGGTAATAATAATAGGTATATTGAAATAGCCGAGTAGGAGAAACATAAGCTTGTTTAAGATGTTCCAAACCTTTTTCAATCATAGCATAAGCATCTAATAATGTAATATCTACAAGTGAATTACTTTGAATATGTAGTTGATTACGGGTATTATTAATAAGACGTACAAAACTAACTGGAATATGAATTAAATCTGTATTTTCATTTTTAAATACGTGTTTAATGAGTTCATCACGTCCTTGAACCATCATATTGATATATTTATGTGATACATCCTTGAGTTTTTTCTTTTGACGTCTAAACTTAGTAAGTGCAGTTTTAGTAAAGACACTTTCTTCAATAATATCTGGAGGCACCTGATAATAATTATATATTTCTTCCAATGTCATTTTAACAAGAGGAAGATGTTGATTTTCTACTTTAATTGTATTGATTCCATCATCACCATAACTAAATTGGATGATTTTATTCATGTGATTTCGGACAGTCATATCGTATTCTACTTTAAGATCTTCCATACCTTTAATAAGTCGTCTTTGAATATAACCTGTAGTAGAAGTTTTGACAGCAGTATCAATAAGACCAACACGACCACCCATAGCATGGAAGAAGAGTTCTTGTGGAGTTAATCCTTGTATAAAGGAGCTTTCAACGAATCCTCGTGCTTCAGGTGAATCATCAAATTTGGTGTAATGAGGAAGTGTTCTGTCTGTAAATCCATAAGGAATACGTTTACTATCTACGTTTTGTTGTCCTAAACAAGAAATCATCTGTGCAATATTAAGTTGCTTACCTTTGGAACCTGCATTAACCATAATAACAAATCTATTATCTTTTGCGAGACTATTTCTTCCGATTTTACCAGCTTCTTCTTGAGCTTTATTCAAGATGGAATTAACTTGAGTTTCAAATTCTACATTATTTGTTTTACCAGTATTATTTTCAAAAATACCAAGATGTGTTTGGTCAATTAGATTTTTAACTTGTTTTTTTTTCTCAGTAATAGCATTAATAATTTTATTATTAGTTTCAGTATTGGCTATTAAATCACTAATACCTACACTATAAGAACTGGATTTCATGTATTCAGTAATAATATTTTGTAAATCATCAATAAAATCGGCTGCGGCATTATATCCGAAATCATTGAAAATGCTTTGAATAAGTCCTTTTGTTTTAGCTCCTAATACATCTTTATCCATTTGTCCTCTAATATATTTACCATTAACAATATCAACCATATTGTTAGATGTTTTTTTATCATCTATATCATCATCAAATCGTCCATTTTTAAAATAGGCGGACATAGGAGGTAGAATTTGAGAAAGAATTTCAAAACTACTAATAGTTTTATCTGGATTTTCAAATAGTTTAGGATTTAATTTATTATAATTCATGAGTAAATTCATAGCATCACGTGTATTAAAATTAATGTTTTCTCTTGTAAAACGGAAACTTCCCAATAGAGAATCCTGGAAGATACCAATAATAGCTTGATTATTTCCTGGACTAATAATTTGTCGCGGTACAGCTGCTAAATTTAATAATTCGGATTTTGCCTCATCACTTTGTGGATTGTGCATGTTCATCTCATCTCCATCAAAATCAGCATTGTATGGTTTAGTGTCTCCTACATTCATACGAAATGTATTGCCTTCTTTCATAACTTTGGCAATATGAGCCATCATACTCATACGATGCAGTGTAGGTTGACGATTAAAGAGTATAGGATCACCATCTACCATATGACGATGAAGTTTATCTCCATTTTCCAATACAATAGAATTTCTATCTACATATCGTAGTGAAATATTGTCTCCATTTTTTCTTTGAAGAATATTGGCACCAGGATATGTATCAGGACCATTTAACATAAGTTTAGTGAGAAAGTCTTTATTACGGTCATTTACAATATCTGGATAGGTAATATTCATCGCTATTTTAAGCGGAATTCCCAGTTGTTTTATACTTAGATTGGCATCTGGTGTAATAACACTACGTGCTGAATAATCAACCCGTTTACCCATAAGATTACCTCTAACACGTCCGGTTTTTCCATTTAAACGGTCTACAATAGATTTTAATGCTCTTCCTGAACGTTGTGTTGTTGGTGCAACTCCGGGTAGTTTGTTATTAATCATAGTTGCTATATAGAATTGCACCATAGTAGTCCAATCTTCAATAACATTCGCATCTGCATTTTGATTTATCTTGTCTTGTAGTGATTTATTTGCCTTAATGATATTAACAATAATATTAGAAAGATCATCTTCACTACGTTGATGGGCATCATGCTTAATAGATGGACGGACAGATGGTGGTGGAACAGCTAATACTTCGCAAATCATCCATTCTGGTCTGGACCATTTAGGTGAAAATCCCATAAATGAAACATCATCATCTGTTATTCTTTTGAATATCTTACTGATTTGCTCTGTTGAAAGCTTCATAGAAATCTTTTGTTTTTCACTTTCTTCATCTTCTAAATTATTCCATTCTACTATAATAGTAGCAAGTCCCTCTTTTTTTATTTTATCGGGTTGTTTACATCCGCAACCATCATCATTTTCATCACCACAACGAGAAACCTTACTTGCTAAAGAGAATATGTAATCCCATCTTTTTTTAGATTCTATTTCAAGAGATTTCTTATATTTTTCTTTGTTAATGAGAAGTTTACTACATTTAAAACATATACATCGTAGAATTTTAAGAATAGTATTAAGATATTGGATGTAAAAGACAGGACGTGCTAATTCAATATGACCAAAATAACCCGGTGTTTGCATATAATCTAAACCATCTGTAGGACATATTAAACCAGGATCTAATACACCCATACGAGGATCAAATAATCCTCCGATCACAGGTTTATTATTAACATAAGTATCGCGACTTACAATTTCAGCAACAGAAGATTTTCTTATTTCCTCTGGTGATAAAATACTGAATTGAATTCCAATAATTTTGGAAGGATTTGTTTTGGTTTGAATGCCACTTCTGTTAGATGCCATTGTTATATTTAATATATATTATTTAGATTCTTTATTATATCAATTTTTATAAATTGATTAAAAAGATAAATATAAAATCTGATATAATACCAAAATGAGCAAATCCCCTAAAAATAAAAATTATAAAATCACAACAAACGAAGAATCAGAAAATTCTTCTGATGATGATTATTATACTGAATCATCGGAAGAAGAAGAAATAGATGGAATCAATAATTTAGAATTTCAAAAAATGCTTAAAAAAATCTTTCCATCAAAACATATAAACAAGAAAATTAAGCAAATGGAGGAAATTGATAAAATACTAGATGATAATGAAAAATCTAATAAACGAAAGAAAATATCATCTCAGAATACAAAGAATACAAATAATAATAAAAATAAAAAATGTAGAGTTAAAGATGATGATGAAGTAAAATATCCTATTAAAACACGTTCTAAAACTAGAAATGATAAAAATGAAAAAAATAATAAAAATAATAAAAAAAATAAAAAAGACGATAAAGCATCTAGTAAAAATAAAGCATCTAGTAAAAATACAGAAACAAAAAATATAAAATCAAAGAAGAACCAAAAAGCCAGTTCTAAGAAAAAGAAGAAAAAATATGAAGATGAAGAAGATTGTGAATCCGAAAATGTTTCAATGGAAATTGATGACGATGACGAAGATGATGAAGAAGAGTATGATGATGAAGATGAAGAAGAAGACAATGAAGAAGAATATGACGAAGAAGAAGATGATGAAGAAGAAGATGATGAAGAAGAAGAACTAGATACAGAATTAGAAGAAGAACTTGAAGAAGAATTAGAAAATTTATTAAATGATAATAAAAATTTTAATGTTATATTTACGTTGGGTAGCAATTATTTAGATGAATATGAGGAAGAAGAGGAAGATGAGGAAACTGAAGAAGAGAGTGAGGAAGAAGATGAGGAAACTGAAGAAGAAAAAAGTAGTAAATCCAATCTAGCCAAATATAAAAAAACACTTGACGAATTAAGTAAAATAGATAATAAAAGTTCAAAAGGTCATAAAAAATTAATAAATAAATTTACAGAATTAATTGAAATAGAAGAAGAAAAGGAAAATAAGAAAATGAAAGAAAAGAATAATAAAAAGTTTAAAAAATTAATCAATCAGAAAAATATAGTCAATGATTTTAAGTTTTTCAAAAAAATGCAAACAGATGATCAAACCTATATTATTAAACAATTAGAAGAAATGAATAAACAGACCAAAGTAGATAAACCTCATAAAATTACATTATTAGAAACGGAACATATACCTATGGAATACAAAGTTCAAGCTATTAAGAAGATTAATACCTTAAAATATATGGACCCTTGTTCTGGCGAATATTATAAAATCAAACAATGGATTGATACATTTATGAATATACCTTTTGGAATTAACAAAACATTATCTATATCTATGCAAAATAATACGACTGATGAAATATACGAATTTATGGAAAATTCCAAGAATCAATTAAATGATGTAGTTTATGGATTAAATGATGCTAAGATGCAAATTATGCAACTTGTTGGACAATGGATATCCAATCCTTCATCTATAGGAACTGCAATTGCCATTAAAGGTCCTATGGGAACAGGAAAAACAACACTTATTAAGGATGGTATAAGTAAAATATTAAATCGTCCGTTTGCATTTATTCCTCTTGGTGGAGCGACGGATAGTAGTTACTTAGAAGGTCATTCTTATACTTATGAAGGAAGTATTTGGGGACGTATTGTAGATGTATTAATTCAATCTAAATGTATGAATCCAGTATTCTATTTTGACGAATTAGATAAAGTAAGTGATACACCCAAAGGTGAAGAAATCATTGGTATATTAACACATTTAACAGATACAACACAAAACTCACAATTTCACGATAAGTATTTTTCAAATATAGATTTTAATTTAAACAAAGCATTATTTATTTTTAGTTATAATGATGAACATAAGATAAATCCGATTTTAAAAGATCGGATGTATAGAATAGAAACAGCAGGATATAAGAATAATGAAAAAATGATTATTGCCAATAATTTCTTATTGCCTCGTATTGTAGAAAATATTAATATTAATAAGGATGATATTATTATTCCGGATGAAACATTAGATTATATTAATAATAACCTTACTGAAGATGAAAAGGGAGTACGTAATCTTAAACGATGTTTAGAAATCATTTATACTAAGATTAATTTATTTCGTCTTATGAAACCAGATTCTGAATTATTTGAAAAGGAGAATAAGATTAAGATAGAGTTTCCATTAACAGTAACAATTGATATAGTAAAGAAATTAATTAAGAAAAATACATCAGACTTTCCATATAATATGTATACTTAAGTATTTGTCGTTCAGTTTATATGAAAGCATTTTAATATATTATTTTTTATAATATAAAATAATATATAATGGATAACAATATTTTTTTATTTAATGATATAACTGGTAAATTTCCTTTATTAGCTATTTCATATGAAAAAGAGAAACAAATAAATCGTTATTTTTACATCATTTATATATTAATATGGGTTATTGTAACTTATTTTTTTAAACCAGATATAATGACATTAAGAAATATATCAGATGGATTTTTTATGGGACTTTTAGTTATTATATTAATTCAATATTTAAATTATAGAGAATTACATAAGCATAATATAACAAATGGAAAAAATATTCAAGTGATATTAAAAAATGAGATTTTAAATATACCTAACCGAGAAGGAGTTGTAGTATCAGAAGAAAAATATGACGAATATGTGAAAAAAGGATTATTAAAAACAATAAATATTGTTGACTATTTTGATAAAGACCCTGATAAGAATAAATTATGGAGTAAAATTAAAATACATCCTGATACAACTGATATTTGGAATCCTGACGAAATAAGTTATAATTTTATGTCTATAATATTAACTCTTTCTATTATTATATCTCATTTAGATAGAAGATTATTATATGAATTATTTCCATGGATTATATTAAGTTTTGTTTTTTCAATTGGTAGTCAATCTGTATTTATATGGAATCAGAATTATGTAGAAATTATCAATGAAGTTATTATAAAAAAAAAATTGTTTATTCTTAGTCTCTCTTTTGGTTTTGCTATTATTTCAACCGTTTTGTGGAAATATTCTTAATCTCTCTATTATATAATAATAATGTTGACTCATCAATTATATATCACATCTTTTTTATTTATTCCTTTAATTATTTGGCTATTTATTATTAAATATTTTATTTGGACTAAGGATGTTATATCTTTTATTCCAATGAATATTTTACTATCTATTTTAGTAATTCCATTTATTGTTATTATATATAATTATTATACATTAACTATAAAAAATGGAACAGATAGTTTACCTTCTACTTTTGGTAATTGTAATGATAATAATATACCTGAAGCTGAAAAATACAAAGGAGTAAGATATTATTATAATTTGGATTGTGTAAGTAATAATTTACAGGTGACCTATAATTATGCTAAATTATTAAATATGCGGTCGTATTATATTAATTATATAATTTTCTTTATGATTATGATTATATCTAATCCATGGATACGTTTTTTCAAGGATACACTTTTAAAGCGTCCTTATATTGTACAATGGTTGTCTCTCTCTATGATATTAAATATTTTATGTTATATTCCAACATTATTAACTAACTATACAGTTGAAAGTATTGGTTTTTACAAAATATTTAGTGGTCTTTTAAATATTAATTTATCATTATTAATACTTATTATGGTTGTTCTTTATAGAAGTTTAGAATAATTATAGCATTCGTTATTTAACCTTTGTTATAATTATTTTCTCTCCTTTTACGAAAATTATTTGGAACGTCTTGTATGTTTTTTCATTGTTTTACGTTTTTTTTGGGTTCGTTTAAGAGAATGTTTATTCTGTGTTTTTGAATGTTTTTTTGAATATTTCTTGGAGCGTTTATTATGTTTGCGAATTGTTTTTCTTCGTTTACCGCCTTTTAATCCTAGTGCTCTTTTTACTTTAGCGGGCATTTCTTTAGTAGAGACTTGAGGAATTTTTCTAACATGTTCAGGAGAAATATTTTGATATGTAGAAACTAATGTTACAGCAGCAATCTTGGAATTATTTTCAATATTTTTTAATAAAGCATTTTGTTGTTGTTTTAATAATTCTTTTTTTCTTTTAAGATCTAATACTTGTTTACCGATTCTTTTTTTCTGTGCTGCTGTTGTAGTAGGATTTTTATATTCATCTTTTAATTTTATTTGTTTTGCTATTATTTGTAAAATAATATTTTTTTGTCTCTCTAATAATTCTTTTTCTGATAGTGAGCCATATAATTGAGCAATTTTAACAAGTTCATTATATTGTTCGTCATCTTTAGATTTAGAAGATACGCTTGCGGAAGCTCCTTTCTCTCCATTAGCACCACCAAATATTCCAAGAATTTTACGTCTTTTAGGTAATTCGTTTCTTATTTTTTCTTGCATCTTACGTCCTTGAGGACTATTTAAATATCTTTGTGCTTCATCTTTTTCTTGAGGGGTAACGCTAACCATAACAAATTCTTCATTTGGATTATTTTTTACTTTTTCAATCATTCTTTCAAGAGTTTTATCAATGGCGTTAATATCTTCTTGTTGGCGACGCATACTTTCACTTAATCCTCGTAATGTATCAACAATTTTTGTTGGTTCTTGTGCTTCTAATTCTTTCTCTAATTCTTCTAATGTAAATCCTTGACTTTTTAATGATTCGGTTTCTTCATTTAGAGCTGCATATTCAGTTTCTAATTCTTCCAATTCTCTCTTTGATAATCCTTCTACATGTGCCATTATATATATATATATATATATATATATTATCTATAAAAAAACATATATAATGCTGAATTTAAATACTAATTATATTTTGCAAATACTTAATTAGAATTCACTGCTTAGAGTGCGGTTTCCTCCACGCTGGTTAATATATTCAATCTGGTCTTTTGTAATGCATGCACATCCGTTAGCGTTACTAAATGTACTTCCACAGCATTCTGGTTTAAATTCGTTATCGGCAAACATAAATAACTGACCAGATGGTAAAGGAACGGGAGTGCCAGTATAAGTAGAGTGGTCTTGTTTACGATAATCAACAGAAGGTCCTTTTCCTTGAGGTTTTGTATCCCAAGTATCATTAGGTACACCTTTGCCTAAAATATAATCTTTATCTGCAGGATTTAACATAGTTAATCCTTCTTTTACAGATACTCGTGAACAAGAGCATAAAACATGGCATCCTAAGATAACACCAACAACAAGAAATAGTAAAGCAAGTTCTACACGAATACTTTGTCCTGCAATTTTGATTTCCATTTATACATAATTATAAGATAATAAATTAAAGAAAATAAAATTTTTTGTTATATTTTTTAAGGGGAATATTTAAACATCCATCATAATCATGAAATTGAATAGTTCCAATAGTAAAAAATCGTGTATTTGTAATTAAATTATATATTTTTTTCTTATTATGAATAGGAATACCTGATAAATGAGATGTGGATATATTCATTAAATCTATATTATTTAGTTGGATATGTGGACTACAACTAAAGCAAGTATCTCCAATAATATATTCTTTCACATAATGAGAAGATTCTAATTCTATCTTTCCTAAAATGGTTTCTCCTGTTTTTAATTTTTGATGAATTTCAATATCTTTTATTGTAGTATATTTTCCATCTTCCAATTCAAGTAATGTATCTTCGGTAAATCCTCCGCAAAATTGTTCATTAATATTTTGACTTGACTTAATGTTTTCATATTCATTAATAAAGAAGTTGACTTCATTATCATCTAAATCATCCCAATCTAAAAATACGTTCTCTCCAATATTAAATTTCTTTTTGGTAGTATTAATACAATAAATAAAAGGTTCATAGTAATTTATGATTAACAATGCATCCTTTACATCTTTAATCATTTTCCATTTTAGACTTTTAATATCAAATATTCTATGTGTTTCTGACACAATAATTCCGTGATAATTATACATTTTTATGTTTTCAGTAGCAATTTTAAAGATACCAGTAATATGATTTTTTGTGTCTATTTTATCGCCTATATTTAAGTCGGAAATTTTCTTATTACCAATAATAGTATCTTTGTCAAAGCAACCAGGAATACCAGGCATACTAGAACCACGTGCAGAGGCAACATATATTTTTATAACAATAGCAATAATAAAGAAGGGTACAGCAATAAGTATCCACCATGCTAACAGAGCTTCTCCTGCTACTATTGTAAAAGGATCAAATAATAGAGCAGCTGTAATAGCAGCTATTATACCTAAAAAGATAAGAATGATTTCAAAAAATACAGAAAAGAGAGTATAAATAGTATATAAACCACTTAATCCCGTAAATAATGCAGTCGTCATAATGGCATTTGATTTTCCAAATATATCTTTCATTTTCATGACTAATAATCTTACGGGCATCAGGACATTAAGAACTTTATACATTATGGTAAGCACAACTTTTGTAATTTGATCACGAATTTGAGTAAACATAGTTCTTATTTTTTGTATTGAATCTTCAATATCCTTAAATATTGTCACAATAACATTGATAGCGTAATGAATAGGTGCAAGAAAATCGCTTGTTATATTTTTCAATATAGTATAGGAACAATTGGAAAAATTATCTAATGTATAATCTAATTTACTTGTTCCTGGTTTGGCATTTATTAATCCAGCAAAAGGCATAACGGATGGGTTACATCTCTCTTCAACCCAATTATGTTTTAAAAGATTTAATTGATATTTTGCGTGAAAGTAAGAATATATAATAAAAAATGTGGATATGATAAGTCCTGTCATAAAGAAGGAACCACCATATTTATCAAAATATCCTTTTTTATTATAAATTGTATTGAAAGTATCCATATATAGTATGATGATAAATTTCATTTATTTAATCCTCATAATCCCAGAATGTATGTTCGCCAATTTTAATAATGTGGTCATCAGTAATGAGACAAGACAATGTATCTAAAACTATATGAATAGATTCCGCATGTTTATAATGTTTAACTTGTATAAATTTTTTGGTATCTTCATCTTGAATAAGATGACTGCCTGTGACATAAATACATTGACCTAATTCATTACTAAATATTTTATAGAGTGTTTCTTTAAATGTATTTTTCAAACTAAGTACACCAATAACTTTACTACCATTTTCTAAAACTTCATTAAGAACAATATCTTTCATTGGTTTTTTCTTCCCATTATTCATTTTAATAAGTGTTTCTGGGTCAAAGCATACCATACGTAAAGTTTCTCCCATAGGTCCAGCCCACATACTTGTAAATGATTTTGTAAGAGCATCTATAAGAAACATGAAAGTAGTAGCAATACCAATAATCTTTGCTCCTAAATCCTTTAATTTAATGGTTGTATATTGAAATTCAATGAGTATATTTAAAAAGACACCGAATATTGTTTTGACAATAGATGTGACAAAATTTCTTATTTGATTAACAAAATTTCTTATTTCTTGAATAGCACCTTGTGATTGTTTTCCACTTTGATGTGCTAATCCTAAAGAATAATGTACTGGTTCTAATAAATAGCTCATGAAATTCTTTTGCATTGTTTGTATGCAATATGTAAAATTAGTCATAGTATCATGACCAAAATAAGATGCGAAAGGCATAACAGATGGATTACAACGGTATTTCGGCCATTCTTTATTAATTTTATTTTTTCCAATACTTATTATATTAAAAAAGTAAATAATAATAAAAATAAGGATAATAATAAGTGTTAGAATAATATCATATATTCTCATTAATAAAATATCATATTATTTTTTTATTGGTTTAAGTGTTTTTATTGATTTAATGTTTTTATTGATTTAATGTTTTTATTGGTTTAGTGTTTTTTTGTTGATTTTGGTTTTTTTTTTAAATTGCTATTAATTTTTTTGTTTTTTTTATTTTTTTTGGTGGTTTTTGATTTTTTGGTGGTTTTTGATTTTTTATTTTTTTTGTTAGTTTTTGATTTTTTGGTGGTTTTGGTAGATTTCTTTTTTGCTAAATATTTTCTACGATGGTGAGATTTCTTTGATTTTCCTCCACTAGTACATTTATTAGGTTCATTGACGTAGGATTTAGTTGAAACTAAATGGTCATACACGGCATCGGATTGTGCTTGTGTAATAGTTGTATTACCTAATTGAGAAAGAGAATCTGCATTAACAGGACCAGTTTGAGCAGTATAAAGATCCCCAGGAAATTGAGGTATAATAATGCGATTTCCATCCATAAGTAATTTTTCTGGTGCTGGTTTTACTGTAGTTGAACTACTTGTTGAAGATTTTTTAGATGTTTTTCCTGCGTGTTGTCTATTCATGCTAGTTTGTTCTTTAGCATTGTTGTGTTGCACTAATAACGCCTCATGCCGAGCAGTAGAAGCATTATATTTAGGTTGATATTTTTTAAAATTGGTAGTAGTAATATTTGCTTGGTTTATAGGACAAGATGTTTTTAATACATCATTGTTAGTAGTTGTTTTTCCAATAGATGTTTTTTCATTAGACATATATATATAAGTTAGATAATTCGCTTAAATATTTAAAATAATATATTATTATCCATTATATGAATCCAAACGACGCACTTAATTTAAAAAAATTAATTAATGATACAGAAGTTGAACAAACAACTGAACAAATACGAACATTGAAACATAGTAAAAAAATTAAAGTTAGTATTGATGTTATTTGTGCTCTTAAAAAACGATATTCTCGTTTAAATAAAGAACAATTTAAAAATATTGCTATGAATCAAGCATCTTTCTTATATAATAATTATACGAATATTTTTAATCGTTTAGTAAGTGAAGAATTAGAATTAGATATATTGTATGAATTTGTTAAAGTATTAGAGAAAATAGAAAATGGTGATATTGATCAACATCAAGGTTCTTATGATATTGGTTTATTATTAAAGAAATTGTATATTGATAGTACTATTAAACAAGATAAAAAGAGAGAAAAAGGTGACAAACGAAAAGATATGAAGAATAAACCAAAATCAACAAAGAACATATCATGGGCACAGTATAAGGAATTATATTTAGATAAAGAGTAAATAAAATAAAATATAATATAATTATATAAATGACCACTATTAAAGAAATGGATAAACGATTATCTGAAATTAAAAAGGAATTAGCAGAAATTGCTGATTTAGACAAACCTGAAGGTTCAATAATGAAACGAAAACATGATAAGCTAATGGGAGAAGCACATAAATTACTAAATAAGATTGAAGACATTACAGATCGTATCTATAATTCTCGTATGGTTAAATCAGGTGGTAAAAGAAAAACAAAACGTGTACTACGTAAATCATCTAAAAAATCCAAAACAGCGAAAAAATCCAAAACTTCAAAACGAGGTCGCAAAAATCATTCCAAAAAATCCCATAAATCACGCAAATAAATAATTAAAATACTTATTTTTATCTTTTTAAAATTGAAATTATTTAAAATGATAATATGAACTAATATAATCAAGTCATGACGAAGCCACTTATTATTGTTGAATCACCGGCTAAATGTAAGAAGATAGAGACTTTTCTAGATAATCAATATACGTGTTTAGCGAGTTATGGACATATTCGTGAATTAAATGATGGTTTAAAGTGTATTGATATTGATAATAATTTTAAACCCAAATTTACTCTTATTTCGGGTAAAAATATAAGTAAATTAAGAAGTGCTATACTCAATGCAACAGATGTATTATTAGCAACAGATGATGACCGTGAAGGTGAAGCTATTGCATGGCATTTATGTCAAGTTTTCAAATTAAATATTCATAGTACAAAACGTATTATTTTTCATGAAGTAACTAAACCAGCATTAGAACATGCAATTAAGAATCCAATTCATTTAGATATGAATAAAGTAAATGCACAATTAGCTCGTGTTGTACTAGATAGATTAGTTGGTTTTAAGATTTCGCCTATATTATGGACACATATTAATCGTAATAATCATTTGTCTGCTGGAAGATGTCAAACACCAGCTTTGCAATTGGTTTATGATAATTATTTAGAAATAGAAAATTCACCAGGGAGAGAAGCATATGATACAACTGGTTATTTTACAAGTAAGAATTTACCTTTTAAGTTAGATAAAAATTATGAAGGTCATGATGTTATGGAAACATTTTTAGAAGAAACGGTAAATCATGAACATAGATTTGAGAGAAAACCAGCAAAAGAGCAAAGACGCAAACCACCAACTCCTTTTACAACATCAACATTACAACAAACAGCTAGTAATGTATTGCATTTCTCTCCAAAACAAACAATGACAATAGCACAGAAATTATATGAAAATGGATATATTACTTACATGAGAACAGATAGTAAGACTTATAGTAAGGAGTTTATTCAATCTATGAAAGGATATATTGAGAGTCAATATGGAGAGAAATATGTTAATCCAGATATACTTTCTCTCTGTTTACGAAAAAAAATGAAGGAAAAAGAAAAGAAAAAAGATGAAACTAAGGTACAGGAAGCACATGAAGCTATAAGACCAACAAAGATTACTTTAACAGAGTTAAAAGACTGTGATGCAAAAGAGAGAAAACTATATCACCTTATTTGGAAAAATACGATACAAAGTGGTATGAGTGACGAAGAATATTATTTATTGCAATGTATAATATCAGCAGCGGAAGAAACACAATTTAGATATAGTACAGAACAAGTAATATTTCCAGGTTGGAAGATAGTAGAAAATTATGAAAAGGAAAATCCAATTTATCAATATCTAATGAATATAGTTAACGGTTCAATACTTCCTTATAAGAAGATTACAAGTAAGTTCACTCTAAAAGATTTAAAACAACATTATACAGAAGCACGATTAGTTCAATTATTGGAAAATAAAGGAATTGGTAGACCATCTACATTCTCTTCACTTATTGCAAAGATTCAAGAAAGAAGTTATGTTTCAAAGGAAAATATTAAGGGAAAAGAGAGAAAATGTACTGATTATGAATTAATTGATGATGAGATTAATGAAATAGAGACTACCCGTAATTTTGGAAATGAGAAGAATAAGTTAGTATTACAGCCTATGGGTAAATTAGTGATAGAATTCTTAAGTAAGCATTTTCATGATTTATTCAAGTATGAATATACGAGTGAAATGGAGAGAAGGTTAGATGTTATAGCGGATGGTAACTATATTTGGTATGATTTATGTAAGGAATGTTATGATGAGGTAATAGAATTATCTAAACCGATTAAGGAATTAGATAATACTAAACAAATAGATGAATATCATCGTTTTATTATAGGAAAATATGGACCTTGTATTGAATATAAAGAAGGAAATGAGCGAAAGTTCTATAAGATAAAGAATGGAATTGATATTGAACATATTTTAGATTACAAGTTGGAAGATATAATAGAGAGAAATGTTGGTCATCATTTAGGTAAATATAACAATCAAGATATTTATTTGAAAGAGGGACGTTATGGACCTTATATAACATATAATAATAAAAGTATATCAGTTAAAAGTCTTGAAGAAAAAACATTGGAAAATATTATTCCACTTCTCTCCGATTCAGAAAAAAAATCATCGGAAATAAAACATTTAAATTCGGAGGTATCCTTAAGAAATGGTAAGTATGGGTATTATATATTTTATAAGACACAAAAAATGAAAAAACCCAAGTTTCTTTCTTTGAAAGGATGTCCATTATCTATTAATGAATCCTCTTCTCAAGAATATTTAGAATGGATTAAACAAAAATACAATATTTAAAAAATATATTATCATATTAGTGTATATATGAATACAAATTATTCATCAAAATTTATAGATATTATTATGTCTTTTGCTATTGCTGGAATGGTTGCATTTTTTATTCCCAAAGGTGCTTTATCTTCATATATTACTATGCTTATGAGTGTATGTTTAGCTTATTTTTTTGTTCTTGCTCAAACAAGTCGTCAAGTAACATTACTTAATGAAGGTTTATTTTCAAAGGTAGGGAGTATGATTAAACGTTCTTATCCTCCTGTAATTATTATTATGATATTATCAGTTCTTATTGCGATGTTTTCAAGTTATCATAAACATATTTATGATATTCAACCTCCTAAGGAATTTATTACTTTTCAATGGGTTTCGTTTGTACTTATTGTATTTGAACTATTTTTTCTATTTAAGTTTTTGAAAGATGAATTATTAGAAACAAAGGCGGAACGAACATCTAGTAAAACTACTATGTCCAAACTATATAACTTTATTTTATCAAATTTAAAAAACTTATTATCATTATTTTCTATCATTAATGCGATGATAGTTGGTATAATGTATATTATTATTTCCAAGTTCATTACTGATGGTTAATAATATTATCAAAATAGAAAATTGCTATTAGGTGTATTCATAAATTTGTAAGAAATTCCATAACTATAATCATTACTCCAAATTCCAGATATTTTAAAAATGAAATGAGATGATGTAGAATTATAATTATTGAATATTTTAATAAAATTATTTTTCAATTGTTGTTCAATAGTAAAAACAGGTGTTTTATGACTTTGAAAGGCTGTTAATATATTTTCCTCAATTTTCACCAAATTTTTAATGACATATTGATTTTTTTCGTAATTAAAATGACATTTTACCTTATGATTCCATGATATGTTACTTTCATAATTAACATGATGTAAATAGAAGTATATAAATATACCATTCATTGTAAAATTATCATTAGAATAGTTAATACGAGAGAAATAACTATCTTTTATAATATTATTAATTGTATTCTCTCCAAAAAATATATATTTTTGATCAAATTTATTTATGTCTATGGTTAAATACATTTTATTAATAATTCTAATATATTTTTAAATCATTCTATTTCAAGATTATTGTCGTTTAATAAATAAAGTGTTATTATATTTTTAGGTGTTAAATCAGTAATACTTTCTGTACTTTTCAACATTTTCTCTCCTTTTTCTATTGCAATTTCTAATTGTTTAATATTATAATTGATATATAAAGTCCATAAATGATGTATATTAGGATGTGTCTCTTTGATATTATTTAAATTATTTATAAATTGCGTTAGTTTACTTTCCATAATATGTAATTTCTAATATCTTCTTAATTACTTATTTAAACAAATATTAATTTTATATAATTAATGAAAGTATTTGATACTCATTATGAGGATTATATAAATGAAGTAAATAATAATAATTTACACGAAGATCTTCATATTGAACAATGGTTTCCTGATGACATTAAGAATTTAAAAAATATTATAATGTATGGACCTCAAGGTGTTGGTAAATATAGTCAAATTTTATATCATATAAAAAAGTATAGTGCATCTAAAATGAAATATGAGAAAAAAATGTGTGTTAATTATGCTGATAAGAAGCAATATTTTTTAAAAATAAGCGATATACACTATGAAGTAAATATGTCAATTTTAGGTTGTAATGCAAAAACATTATGGAATTCTATATATTATCCAATATATGATAATATATTAACTAAACCGAATCAGAAAGGTATTATAGTATGTAAATATTTTCACGATATTCATAGTGACTTATTGGAATGTTTTTATAATTATATGAACGAGAATACACATAATATTATTTTTATTATTATGACTGAACATATTTCATTTATACCAGAAAATATTATTCAATGTTGTAATATTGTTTCTGTATCTCAACCCTCAGAAATTGCATTTAAAAAGTGTTTTAATAAATCATTAATAAAATTAAATAATTTAAAAAATATAGATTATGAATTTAAAAATTTTGAAAATAATTACATTAAAAGTTGCGATAAAATAATAGATATTATTATTCATTATCAAACCATAAATTTTTTAAGTTTTAGAGATTTAATCTATAATATGTTTATTCATCAATATAATATTTATAATTGTCTTTGGTATATTATACATACATTAGTAAAAAATAAACATATTAAAGTAAAAAATTTGAGTGAAATATTTGAAAAGATGTATAAGTGTTTGTTTTTTTATAATAACAATTATAGACCTATTTATCATTTAGAATCATTTTTGTTATTTTTAGTGAGTAAAATACATAATTTTTAATTTTTTTTGTGTTTTTTGTGTTTTTTGTGTTTTTTTTAATTTTTTTGTTTTTTTTGTTTTTTGATTATTTAATAATCTATAATATTTATTAAATCATCATTATTACTTAGGCTGCTGCTGCTGCTACTGTCTTCTTCTTAACAATCTTCTTCTTCTTAACAACCTTTACTGGTGCAGGTTCCTCAATTTTAGGAGGTGGTTCAGATACTATTTCATCTTCATCTTCGTCTTCTGAATCCATCACCACATTATTATTATTCATTACTTCTTCATTTTCCTTCTTAGAAATTTCCTCAAGTGCCTCTTCATCATCAGAATCGTCAAGAATACAAAATCCCTTGATTTTAAGAGGTTGTCGTACTTTTGCTTGAAGCAATTTCCATGTTACTCCAAATCGTCCAGCTGCAAACCAAACACCACCACATTCCATTAATCCAACAAGATGACTTCCAGTAGGAATAATATTTAATGGTGATATATCTGTCATTTCCGAATTATATAGAGATTTTCTATCCATATCATAAAGCTCAATAGTAAACTTCTCATCCCAATAAGGAATTTTTAGTTTCAATGTAGGATTTCGCGTATAATCCGGTTCTTCAGTTTGTTTATTCATTGGATATTTAAGAATTGGATAAAACAATGCTCGCACAACATCTTCAGTCATCTTACTCTTTCCAAACCATTGCTTACAATTCTTAACTGCATCTGCAATAATTTTATTTTCAAATGCCTTCATGGATTCATAAAACTTATTCACATTTCCCTCTTTGTTCAATTGAAGTGAAACACTGTAGGAAATAGGCTTGTCTGTATCCTTGTCCTTAAGTTCATTTGCACCCCATGTGAAGACAAGAGGGAATTGAAGAATCACCTTGTGATTGTCAAGTGTAATTCCAACATTTTTTCCACCCCTGGTATTCTGCTTTGGTGGCTTATACACCAACTTATTCACATCAAATTCTTTCATTCGGGTAATCATATCTGTAACTGAGTTCGCCATGTTGATTATTAATTACAATAATTATTGTAATCTTTTTAAATCAATTTTTTGAATAAATATATAATTCGTTATGGTCTGATTATGAGTTGAATTGTTATAAAACCTGATTAATTATGCACTTGTAAGTCAGTTGATTTGTTTTCAGAACTTTGTATTTTTATTTAATTTGAATAAATATATAATATTATTTTTTTTTTAAATCAATTTTTTATATCCTATTATAAAGCATAGTCTAATTTTGAATAATTTCTCTCTTTTTTCAAAATAATTTCAGTCATAATCATTATGATAAATATTCAATGGTTTAAACATTAATTATGTATTCATTATATAATGAATACATATAAAATTAAGGATATAAAAGAGGATTTAGTTATACCTACCATAGATAATTATAAAAAATGTATGAATAATAATTATACATTATTAAATTTGAAAAGTATATGTAGAGTTTATAAACTTAAAGTATCCGGAACAAAACAAGTATTAAAAGATAGAATAAATCAATACTTATCTCTCTCTAATTATGCAATTATAATCCAAAAGAATTATAGAGGTTACTTACAGCGACGATTTATTAAAAGTCGTGGACCAGGTATTTATAATAGGAATCTATGTGTTAATAAAACGGATTTCCTTACTTTAGATGATTTAGATAAAATTCCATTTTATCAGTTTTATAGTTTTAAAGGAACAGACCAATATATTTATGGATTTGATATTTGTTCTCTCTATAATTTAATTAAGAAACATAATTTTCAAAATAATGAAATGCCATTAAATCCTTATAATAGACAAGAACTATCAAATAATATTGTTAATGAAATAAGAGAATGTATTAATTTAGAAAAAATATATAAGCATAATCTAACATTACAATTGGAGATTCTACCTTTAAACAATGAAGAAAAAGTTCGATTCAAATGTTTCTCTCTTTTTCAAAAGATAGATGAACTAGGAAATTATACAGATACATCATGGTTCTTATCTTTGAACCGATTTCAATTAATTAGATTTTATAGAGAATTAATAGATATTTGGAATCATCGTGCTTCATTAACAAACGAAATTAAAAGAAAAATATATACTTTACACGGAAGTCCATTTTCTTATTATCAACTGAATCATTATCAAAATATTCTAGATTTGAAATATTATATTTTAGGCATTTTAGAAAATTTTATTATACACGGAGAGGATGATTCCTATAGATCTTTAGCTGCTTGTTATATTTTAGCTGCTTTAACATTAGTGAATAATCGTACAGCAGAAGCACTACCTTGGTTATATGAGTCAGTTTCGGTACAATAAATAAATATAATATATTTAATGCGTTAAAGCACTTAAAAAAATATTAATTAGTATCATTATAAGATGCCCCGCAAAGAGAAGAAAACCGCTACCGCTACTGCAACCGCAACCGAAACTAAAACTAAAACTAAAGCTAAAGCTGAACCTAAAATCGTAGCACCTGCTCCTGAGCCTGTCGTTGAAAAAAATGTTGAAGCACCTGTTGTTACTAAGGAAGTTCCTGAGATTTCTCTTAATGGAGAATTCACATCTCTTCTTACACAGTTTTCTACTATGCGAGTCCAGATGACCCAACTTGCTGCTCGTGTTCGCACACTTCAGAAGCGTTGTGATCGTGAGCTTCGCACTGCGGCTAAGGCTAGCAAAAAGAAAAAGATTAAATCTGGCAACCGTGCCCCAAGTGGATTTGTTAAACCCACACAGATTAGTGGCGAGCTTGCTACATTTCTTGGAAAACCCAAAGGAACTGAAATGGCACGCACAGAAGTAACTCGTGAGATTAACCAATACATCCGTGAGCACAAACTTCAGGATCCATCCAACGGTCGCCGCATTCTTCCTGACCCCAAACTCCGTAAGCTTCTTCGCCTTCCAAAAGAAGATGAGCTTACATACTTCAACCTTCAGCGTTATATGAGTCCTCATTTCGCCAAGGCTGGTGTTCCTCTTACTTTCTAAATTATAGTTAATAAATAGTCAAATCAATAGGTAAATAAAACAAAAAAATAGAAAAAAACAAACACAAAACAGAATAAAATACAAAAAAAATACAAAAAAAAATATAAATTTAAATAATATTATTCAAATACTAAATAATATTATTCAAACAACACCCATATTATTCAACAAAGATAAAATTATGTTTACATAATAAATTCTTTAAGTTGTCGTTTAGTTCATAATGACAAACCGATGGATTATACTGTTTTTTAACAATTTTATATTCTAATTCATTAAAATTATTTATATTTTTAGTAACATCATTTTTTAAATACTTAATTTCATTATATAAATGATAATTCTTTTTAATGTCACTATATAATGACTCATTGATATGCCCTTTCATTTTTAGCCAATATAAGAATTCTTCTTTTATATCATCTATTTTATATTGATAATATAATTTAAAGGCATCGTAAATATTCATATCTGTTCTATGATAATCTGTTCCTGCCATAATACAACAATATTGAAAATTATTTTTAGTGATATTCAAATCCTTTAATATAACATCTAAATCATATAATACTACTTGATGATGTAAAATACTTAAATATCGCAATACTCTTGGACAACCATGTAATAACATATCCATATCTTCACTCATACACGCATATGCTTCATTGTTTAATACCATACTTACACATATATCATCCGCTTCTTGGGGAGCTTGAATCCAATATATTCCATAGTAGGTTAATAAATTTTTTATTTCTAGAATATCTTTTACTTTTAAATGTAAACTCTTCTTTTTTAATTCTTGTAATTGAGTTTCTATATTATTTGAATATGTGCTTTTATTTCTTGATACTGTTTTTAATAAATTTTTATATTCTAATTGTGCAGTTTCTTTTTCTTTGCGTCGTTTTTCAATAACTTCTTTCTTATCATTTGGTGGACATCCATCGAAAACAAAGATTGGATTTATAGCATAATATTTTAATATAGAACAAAATTCATAAACAGATGTTATAAAATGATCTTTAGCTTTAAAGCGGTACATATAATTATTTGCATCTATAACAATAGTCTTATTTTTTAAGAATAATAAAGACATCTTTGTTATTCCGTGACTACAATTTTCCTTTAATAATCGGTTTAATAATTTTATTCCCATTTTGAATTTATAATTAATATGAATAATAATTATAAATTCAATTTTATAATTCTGTTAATGTCATACGTGTTGTCCCTATTATCTTGCGGTTGTTTTTCTTAGTATGTTTTTTATTAACTTGCAGTTTATCATTTTCTTTTTTATCATCATCTATAAGTTCATTATAAATATCCTTAATATCTATCATATTTTCTCTCATTTTTGGATTCTTGTAATGCTTCTTTACAAAATCATATATTCTTGTAAGATTTCCCGAATAACCACTAAAACGAAATGTATTAATATTCATTGAATTACAAAGTATAATAAAATCTTCATAATTATAAAATAAAATCGTTTTTATAATGTAATAAGCAAATACATTCGTTTCTTCATTATACATATGATGTCTAAGATATATAGATGTACTGGTGTTATTATACAAATCAGAATAAAATAATCCCATAAATCGGAGAATCTTATACATTTGAAAAAGAGAGAAAATACGTTCAAAATTATTGAAAAAATCTAAATATAAAATAAAATCATTTATCTTCTTGTGGTCTAATAATGTATAACTAACAAATATATTGTTAATAATAGTTGCCCAGAACTCACAATACGCCTCATTAATATTTATTTTACTCTTAATTGGAAATAATGACTTTAAATTATCATTTAATTTTTTATCGTTTACTCTTGAAAAATCCAGTCCTAAAGCATGAAAAGTTTCATGAATAAATACCTTGAAGAATTCTTCCTTTCTATAAATACAAATCTCATTATTTTCCTTACATGAATACGTTATTGCACTATTACAATTATCCGCTGATAACGTAGTTAATATACTTCCAGGCAGTACCTTTAAATAAGATGTCATGTAACAATATATCTTTAACTGTTTTAAACAATGTGTCGTATTTAAACCACTCATATGAAGCCACATTAACATAAGTTTTACATAAGATTCATAATGTTCAATATTCATAATATCGGAATTCTTAAACAAAACAAAATAAATAGTTATTTGTTTACCAGCAATTTTATTATTGAATACAATATAATATATAGCACGGGAATTTATATATTTTTTTATATAATCTGGAATAAAATTAGAGTTTAATAATTCGGTATAGGGGATATCTTCTTCATTTACTATTTTAACTAAACTACCATTTTTATATTTTAATGCTTTGACCGCTTTTTCTGCAGCTACCAGTTTGAAAAAAAACTTTTTATAAATATTATCTAATTCTTGTTGTTTATGCTTAGGAGATTTAGTATAAAATTTACTAAAATGATCAATAAAATAAGATATATAATGTTCTGTGGATTTTGATAATTGCATGTTTATATATATTAGACTTCCTTTTTTATTATTTTTCTTACATTCATTAATTCTTCAAAAACAACAGGAGGTTTTCCACGACTATGATGAATCAGTTTCGCATCTTTGGTATTTAATAAAATATTTTTAGACACGTCGTTTTGTGTAAATTTTGCATACATCGCCTTTTTAAATGCTTCTTTGTCACGTCCACTTGTTTTAAAATCTGCTGGTATTGTTATTTCCTTCGGGCGCACTTGGATTCCTTTAGATTTGCCTGTTTTTCCTCCTGCTCCTTTTGCTAGAACTGGGTCTTTAGATATGTCTGAATCGGAATCAAGGGAAAATTGTAAATAAAATTCTGGATGACTATTTTTAAATTTATATCCTTGATAATAATGCTCTACGCTATTCCAACGATGTCCATCTAATTCAAATGGTGATATATCAAAATTTGATAATTTTTTTCTCCAATCATTTATTGTCGCTAATTCACTATATTTCACTATATTTTCAGGTTTAATGGTTTCACCAGAGCCTTTTCCTGGTAGTGGTTTACTCGCTGATTTAGAATAAAACATAAAAACGGTATTTTCATCCTTATCATAATTATCACGATCTGTTGTTGACTCATCTTCTAATTGCTGCTGTGTTATTTCTTCTTCTGATTCTTCATTTACTTTTTCTCTCTTTGATTTATCTAAAGTGTCCTTTAAATAAATATTTAAACGTTTGAATTCTGGTATCTTACTATAAGTTCCAGAATTTTTTTCTAAACATTTATTTACAATCATCTTTCTGATCGTATAAGGAATAAAACGATATTTAAATATGTATTTACTATCATAACTAATAAGTTTATAATGACTACCTGTATAATCTAAAATAATGTAATAATCTGGTTTAAAATCATTGTCATCAGGAGAAATATCACCACATAATAGTACATTATCTAAATCCCCTTCTAAATAATGTTCACTAGAGAGAATAATTAATTTTATATTTAAAATGTGTTCTAAAGTTTTTATAGCCCATGTATCTGCCCAGAATTTACATGTTCTAATAAATTTCGCAAATTCATCCACCGTTTTAATATTCTTCATATAACTAAATTCATTAATAAGTGATTGCGTGAGCTTATTTTCCGATTTTAATTTTAAGTACTCACTTCGTAGTTTTTTACCTTCCTCTACTAATTCTTTTTTATTTTTCCTATCTTTTTCCACTTTGGCTTTATCACGTATTTCATTATATTCTTTATTAACAACATCTATTCTTTCCTTTGTTTCATTAAAAGCAACAATATAACTATCATATAATTTCTTATATTCCATAAATTGTTCATCTGTTACCTGGCGTGATAATTTATTACGTAACTCTGATACTGGCATATTAATACCAATACTTTCATACGCATCTCTAATTGTCGCAAATAAACAATCTCCTCGCCCTTCGTTATCTTTAATTTCATACTTCATATTTGATAAATATTTCTGTATCCAAAGACTGTCTTCATCAATATCCTCCTCTAAGGTTATTTCATCTTCATCATCATTTAATTCTGATAAATTTATAATTCCTGTTTTATCATCATCTAATACTTTCCTCTTATTTACAAAATACTCATTTAAGTATTTGGAATTTACAAACGAATAAAATAAAGGATTACCTAGTTTGTTTAAATCTAAGTCATTATCACTATCCAAATAATCTGGTAATTGATCGTGTAAAAATTCAAAAACACCTATCTGACTAACAAAAATATTGTTATATATTAAATAAATAGGCACATAAATAATATTTTCTTCAATATGCTTATATTGCTGACGTCCTATGGTAATTAAAAGATAATTTGTTACCTTGTAAAGATACAATGATGTTTCTAAACCATTATCTTCAGGTTCTAATCCAATATTTTCTTTATAATTTATTGAATTATTTAATATAGATAAGACCATTATATTTTAATCTAATATTAAAAATTTACTTAAGTATTTATCATCCTTTATTTCTTTTAGGTAATCCCATAATTTTTTTCGTTTATATACTAACTCAATATTGCTTACATCCTTTTCAAACATGACAATCTCTTCTATTAATTCATTCTTTCTTTTTTTTCGTTTAGAGAGAGAATAATATTCTGTAATTCTTGTTAATTCTTTTACAGTATAATTAATAGAATAATGAGATACTAATGCTGTATAATCATCTAATTCATATTTTTGAAGTCGTTCCATATTATTCAAATCTGTTATTAAATCATTATATTTTACTATTTTAATATTTGATTCTCCTTCTTCCATAGGTATATTCTCAATAATCTCATATGTTAAATTTTCTACAGATTGTTTTCTATCATATTCTAACATGATCAACACTTATTATTAATAACAATTATTATATTTATTATTTATTCAATTAAATATAATAATACGTTTATTTATTTGTTCTATTTGTTCTATCGTTCTATATTTCCAATTCCTTATATTTTATAATTCATTTTATTTCCAACTCATTTTATTTCCAACTCATTTTATTTCCAATTCATTTTATTTCCAATTCATTTTATCTAAAATATCCATATACTTGAATATCATTTTATTTGTTATGCCTTTATTCACCTTTGTATCTATTTCTACTATTTGTTTAATATTATATTTAATAACATCATAAAAATTCTTATTGTTCTTTATATTTTCTTTTCCCTCTACAATAAACAAATACAAAATATCAGCTATATATACATTTACATTTCGTTTTTCTTGCATTTCCTGGTAGTTATTAACTAAATTTTGTAATTTAATAATTAAATGTATTATCTTATTTTCGGAGATAACATCTAGTTTCATAAGATTTACAAAAAATATAGTTAATGCTTTGCGCATCTCGTTTAATTTATTAACTCTACAATATTCATCATAATCATCTTCACTGTTGATAAATTCTATATTATCAAATATTTTAATAAATTCCTCAAAACTTGTACTATAAATATTCTTAAAATCTTCATATGTTTCAATTAGTACCTTATAAAGTTGTGCATATACTTTTGAATAAAATTTATTATTAGTTGCAATAGAAAAAATAGATTTACATATTTTACTCATATTTTCCTCATTAATATTATAAGAACGCATTTCTAATAATAATTTATCCTTCATTGTATTATAATTATCACATGTAATCTTATTTAAAATATCTTTTACTGCACTAAATAATTTATCATAATCTGTATTAATGTCACTAATCTTTGTTGTTTTAAAACTTCTAATTGTAGACCACTCGTCATTGTTCTCTCTCTTTTTAAAAATAGGTGTCTTTACATAATTGGGTGAACCAACCTTTTTCTCCAATTCCTTAATAATTTCTAGTGTAGAAATTGGTAATTGATAATCATGATCTATAAAAGAAAGATTTGTAAAAAAATCAAAGGAATATTTCTTTACTGATTCCATTAATTATTATTACTATTATTATTAATTAAATATTTATATTACTTTAAGGCATTTAAATAATATTCATGTATTATTTATAATTATGACGACAGAATTAATACCTACAGAAAATTCAACAAGTGAAATGATATTTGAAGATTGGGAGGATGACCATGTAAATTTAAAAATCAGTCTTCTAAGAGGAATTTATGGATATGGATTTGAACATCCCAGTCCTATTCAAAAAAAATCTATTCTACCTTTTATTAATAAAAAAGATATTATTGCTCAAGCACAATCAGGTACTGGAAAAACGGGTGCCTTTACTATTAGTATATTGCAACTTGTAGATCCATCTAAAAAATCCATTCAGGCTATTATTCTCTCTCCTACACGAGAACTTTCTCGCCAAACGTTTAATGTATTTAATGCATTATCTGTTCAGATGGATGTTAAAAGTAAATTATTAATTGGAGGTAATTCTACTGATGAAGATATTGAAGATTTAAGAAACAACGATTACCAAGTCATTATTGGTTGTCCCGGTCGCATCCAATATATGTTAAAGAAGAATATTATTCAGTGTTCTGAAACATCTATTCTTGTATTAGATGAAGCAGATGAAGTTCTATCAAGTGGATTTAAAGACCAAATTTATAATATTTTTCAATATTTGAATGGCGATGTACAAGTTGCTCTTTATAGTGCTACACTACCATCTGAGATTTATAATCTAACAAATCGTTTTATGCGTGAGCCTACAAAGATTCTTGTTAAACAAGATATGCTCACTCTTCAAGGTATTAAGCAATATTATGTAGGACTGGATAATGATGAACATAAATTTCTTGCTCTTAAGGATATTTTTAAAACTATTAGTATGACACAATGTATTATTTATTGTAATAGTATTAAACGTGTTGATGATTTGTATGAAGCTATGACTTCTGATGATTTTCCTGTTGATAAAATTCATAGTAATATGAATGAAATGGAGAGAAACAAAGGATATCAAGATTTTAAGAATGGAAAGTCTCGTGTTCTTATTGCTACCGACCTTTTTGCTCGTGGGATTGATGTTCAACAAGTAAGTATTGTTATTAATTTTGATGTTCCTAAGAGTATTAATACATATTTACATCGTATTGGACGTTCTGGTAGATGGGGTCGTAAGGGTATGGGTATTAACTTTATGACCAAACGAGATAGTTTTAAGATTAAAGAGATTGAACGTTTTTATCATACTGAAATTATTGCTCTTCCTACTAACTTTTCTGAGGATATTTTTTAATTATGAAATAAAAAAATGTAACCAACGAACCAAAAAATAATAAAACAATAAATAAATTATATTCGTAAATATGACTATAATTTATTTAACCTTTATAATATGTTTCAATTACCAATTGAATATATACATGATATTTATCCTATATCAAACGATATTAAGGAAGATTTAGAACTTATATCTACAAAAGATGCATCTATGTCTTCTATTTATTCTGTTATATTCAATCCTCAAACTATATTTGGAGAGAATTGTATATCTAAATGGAGCAATTACTACACAACTGATAAATCATTTTTAAAAGACTCTAAGAAACTATATAAAACCTATGATTTTAAATTAACTTCTGATAAAATCAATGTCTTTTATAAAAAATGGAGAGAAATACAAGATGATAATGGATTCAATAATAAATACCATTTTATTAATTGGGACTATATAAATTTCTTAAATCATTATGAATTCTTTCTTCAAGGACTTAGCATGTACAATCTTGGTTCACCTATCATTAATTTAGTTATTCCCGTTTTCATGCTCATAGTACCTTTTTTTATGTTAAAAATTCTTAATAAACCCATTTCTTTTGATAATTATAAAACCATTGTTTATAATCAAATTAAAAATAATGTGCTCGGTAAACTTGTAACACAATTCTCAGAAGTCAAATTAAGTCAAAAACTTTATCTCTCTATGATGGCGTCTATTTATCTCTTCAATACATATCAAAATGTAATAACATGTTTGCAATATTATAAAAACTTCACAACTATTCATGATATATTTTATAGTGCTACACAATACTTTGATGATATTCTTTCTCATATGTCCTCATTTTCAGATTATTTAGAAGATTTACCTAGTTATGCTTTATTTAAGAATGATCTTAATAAACACATGGTTATCATAGATGATTATAATAATAAAATAAAACGATTAATGCCCTTAAAAATTGGTCAAATCTTTAATATTGGAACTAAAATGCATTTATTATATAGACTAAAACACGATAAAGATTTGAGAGAAGCATGTGATTATTCATTTGAATTTTTCGGTTATTTAGATAATATTTTGGGTCTTCAAGAACAACTACAAAAAAAATATATGCATTTTGGTAAATTTCATCACTATACTAAATTTAAAAAACTTTATTATCCATCTCTAATCAATAGTAAACCTGTAAAGAATAATATTGTTATCAAAAATAATAGTATTATTAGTGGACCAAATGCATCTGGAAAAACAACTATTTTAAAATCGGTTTTATTAAATATCATATTTACACAACAAATTTATTGCGGTTTTTATGAAGAAGCAACCATTAAACCCTACGATTACTTTCATTGTTATCTTAATATTCCAGATACATGCGGACGAGATAGTTTATTCCAAGCAGAAGCACGACGCTGTAAAACATTCTTAGATATCATCATCAGAGAGAAAGATAAACATCATTTCTGCATTTTTGATGAGTTATATTCTGGAACTAATCCTCATGAAGCTATTGGAAGTGCTTTTGCATATATCTCTTATATTGCTAATTTACACAACGTTGAATTTATGTTGACTACTCATTTTATTGATTTATGTCATCGTTTAGAGAAAAATAATTCATCTATTCAAAATTATCTTATGAAATCGGAAATTATAGATAATCAACCTGTTTATTTCTATAAATTAAAAAAAGGTATTTCTACTATTAAATGTGGGTTTCACGTATTAAAAAACTTACATTATCCGGAATGTATTGTTGATAAGGCTTTTTCGTTTAATTAATGATAATAAATATCTGCACGTCTTTTAATGGTATCATTATCCCACAATTTTATTATTAGTTTAGGAGTTACAGCTATTACTTCTACTCTAATATTTTTCTATTTTAGACAAAAAATGAATCAAATGGAATATAAATTAAATACTCTTTTTCAACTTATTCAAGATTATACAGCAGAATCTCAATCAATGCAGCATCGTGCTTCTGCTAATACTTTACCTGTTATGAATAATTCTACTAACATTGATGGCGATTCTACATCTCAATCCGCACCTGTTCAAGAAAAAGATCTTATTAATGTTTCTGATAATAATGATAATGATTCTGATGATGATGATGATGATGACGATGATTCTGATGACGACGATTATGAATTAAGTTCTAGTGATGATGATGATGAAAATAATGACAACGTCTCTAACAATAATGAAACATTAAATGTACCAGACCTTAATACTGTATCTATGGATACAAAAGTTATTAATTTAGTAGATAATATTCAAGCAATGAATGGTGGTATTGGTATTCAAGGCATCATTGAAATTAACAGTTTTGATGTCATTAAGGAACCTGAAGAAACAAATAATATTACAATTATTGAAGATGATAATGGGGAAGTTCTAAAAATTCAAGGAGAGAAAACAAATGTCAACACTTTAGACACTTTGAAACCTGAAACTATTGATAGCATTGGTGAATTAATTGGTGCTATCAGCACAACCACAACCGAAATGGACACCCTAGACACTACTATCATAGAATTATCAGCAACACCCGCTTCAAAAGAAAAATCTAGTCTTCGTCTACAACTTGATGCTATTGATTATAAAAAATTCAATGTTGAAAAAATACGATCACTTGCTAGCGAATATAATTTAGTCGAAAATGTTAAAAATTTCAAAAAAAAACAATTGATTGAAATTTTAGATACTGTTCAATAATATTTATATCTTAAATTAATATAAGAATGAGTTGGGGCACTTGTTATTCTGGAAGTAATAATATACATTTTGATTTTCCTCCTATTATGAGTGATGGAAGAAATTTCGCAAGTTATTTACCTGCATGTGATGTTAATAATAATCTTTTAAAAAATAAAAACATTACCGGCAATAATGATTATAGACAATATTTAATCCATAATACAGATTCTATAATCTCACAAAATCAAAAAGCAGCTTGTGATGATTGCTGCACGTGTGGCTATAATAAAACCGTTATCCCTGAAGATAAAACACGTAAATACCTTTATAAATCATGTTCTGATTCTAAAGCACCTTACGGTTATGAAACATCCGATCTAAAAAATATATATTTATCTAAAATGAACCTTTTTGAACAATCATCAGCACCTTTTCTCTCTCAAGAACAATATTTAATGAGAGATTCTTCATGCAGAAAATAAATTACTATTATTAACTTAAATACTATTAATAATAATATTAATAATACTATTATTAAAGTAGTAATGATTATTCTTAGTTTTGATGTTGGAATAAAACATTTAGCATATTGTCTTATTCAAATAAATTCTTGTCAATGCAACTATACTATTTCATCATGGGACTGTATTAATCTATGTAATATAATTTGTCAAGCTGATGAATCATGCGATAAACCTGCTATTTATTGTAAAAATAAGATGTATTACTGTAAAACACACGCTAAAAATCAAACAACGTATCTCGTTCCTAAGATTAATCTTAAAAAACTTAAACTATCTGAATTAAATACTTTAGTAAAACAACATCACCTTGATGAAAAAGAAGAATCTATACCTAATAAAAAATCTGCCTTACTTGAATTCCTTCAAGAACAATTTTTAGAAAAAGTCAATTCTAATGCAAATCAGATGGACCTTATAAAATTAGGCATTAATATGAAAAATAGTTTTGATGAATTATTTCAACCTAATAAAATAGATTATGTACTCATTGAAAATCAAATTAGTCCTATTGCAACCCGTATGAAAACATTTCAAGGTATGATTACTCAATATTTTATTATGAAAGACTGCTATAATATCATTTATGTTTCTTCAATTAATAAACTTAAACATTTCATCACTAAAAAATTATCTTATAAAGAGAGAAAAACGGCTTCTATTGATGTCACAATACAACAACTTAAAGAAAATGACAAGTTATATTTATTATGGATGGATTTTTTTAATAAACACAAAAAAAAAGATGATCTAGCAGATTGTTATTTACAAGGTCTCTGGTTTATTAAAGATCGGAACTTACTTAAATATAATTAGACTATCATATTAATCAAACTTATTTATTTTTATTTATTTTTATTTATTTTTATTAATTAAAAGAAATATATATTGCGTCTTACTTAAAATTAAAAGTTCTATTTAAAACATAATGGATAACCAGCCTCAAATTATTGATATTACTGAAATGAAGGATGATGAACTACATACAATAAATTTATCATCACATAATACAAATTCGTCTCCCAACAATAACGTTAATTTTGGTCCTGGAATTGAAATGTTAATGAATGATCGTTCTAAAAAAACATCTTCACCTAGCAATAATGATTCATCTATGAAAAGTATTGATGCTTTAGAAAATGAACTTAATAGTCTTACTATTGATACTGATAATTATGGTTCAAAAAAAGACAGTTTTAGAGAAGTTCAAGATTCCATGTTTGATACTGAAAAACTTTCAGTTAAGATTAATGAAATGCCTAATATTAAAATTGGTGTAGAAACCTCACGTAATGAAGAACAAGTTAATAGCACTTGGGATGGTTATAAAACATTTAATGATATTCCTATTGATCCTACAAAGGAAGTATCAACACAACCTAAAATGACTAGAGAAGAACTTGTTAAAGAAAAATTTACTTATTTAAAAAAATTGGAAGCTCTTGAACGAAATCATGGTATTGAACTTACACAAAAATATACATTTGATTCTAATTTAGACGAAATGAGAGGCGAATATGAAATGATTAAGGCTGAAAAAGAAAAACAGAATAATATTAAATTCCAAGCTAAGATGCTTATGGCAACAGTCACTGGATTAGAGTTTCTTAATAATAAAGTAGATCCTTTTGACCTTAAACTAGATGGATGGGGAGAAAGTGTCAACGAAAATATCAATGATTATGACGATGTTTTTGCCGAGCTTCATGATAAATACAAATCTAAAGCACATATGGCTCCCGAGTTGAAACTTCTTTTTATGCTCGGTGGTAGTGCCATTATGGTTCATATGACTAATACAATGTTTAAATCCGCTATGCCAGGTATGGATGATATTATGAGACAAAATCCTGAATTAATGCAGCAATTTACTCAAGCAGCATCAAGCAGTATGAATCAAAAAGCACCAGGATTTGGTAACTTTATGGGAAATATGGGTAATAATTTTGGAGGAGAAGGAGGTGGACACAATAACGAAAATAATCCTCCTCAAGCACCATCTTACCAACAACAGGAGCGTACATCTCGTTATAGTGAACCCAGTAATCGCCCAGATTTAAACTTTAATAGACCAAATGAACCCAATGATGGTATTCCAATGGATTCTTATGGTTCTGCACAGCAAACAGATAATGTAAATAGAGATGTACCTAATAACTTTAATCAAACCCCTGCTATGCGAAGAACTGATCCTACTGAAAAACCTGTATCAAATACCCGTCCTGAAATGAAAGGTCCAACCAATCTTGAAGATATTCTTTCAGGATTGAAAACAAAAAAAATCAATATTAAAGAAATTCATGATGAAGGTTCCGCTATCATTAATAATAAAGCAACACCTAAAAAGAAACGACAAAGTCTTAAATTAGATATTTAAGTATTTAAAAATTGAAATATATTTTTATTTTTATGTGTATATCACCTGAAAGACTATGAAAATCAATGACTCTATCAAATTAAATATCAAAAACAACTAGTAAACTAATCATCATGGCGTCTACTATTATAACTCAACTTCAATCATATGTAAGACGATATCTTGCTAATAAGAATAATATATTCAAATGCTTTAAGCAAGATATCATCCAAGACAAATTTAAAAATGAAATAATGGGTTATCATATTATTAATGATGCTCCTATTAAAGAAGCCGTCTGGGAAGAAATCAATAAGAATATCGTAAAAGATGTTTGCGAAATATCAGATGAAGCACAAGGCAATCATTTATCCGGTAAAGATAATAAATTTAATAATTGGAATATATCCAATAAAACGGCAAAAATGAATAAAAATAAAATAGATATATCATCTTATAGATTAACCAAAGTATGTAGCAACAAATCTCCTGGCATTCCAAAGGATTTTATAGATGAAATAGAAAAGAGAGATAATTCATTTGAATATTATTCTATCTTATTGAGAGAAGAGAGAAAAAATAAGAATATTCACTATATTTGGTGCATTATTCCAAAAGATTATTATATATTTAATGCTAAGTGCTATGAATGGAAAAGGAAATTTGGAAAAATGAAGAAAAATAAAGATATACAAGTTGGATGGGAAAGTAAGTATATGAATATTACCTTTGCTATGTCATCACAATTGTGGTTTCACTTCAATTATCATGACATTAAAAAATATATTATTGCTGAAGTTGAAGTAAATGCAAATCAGTTACCTAGATTGAGTTATTCAGAAATATATAAATTACATGTACCGAATGCCGATATTAATGACCTTAGTGATAATATGATTTCACTCAATATTTGATAATCTCTTATAACATAAATTCACATATTCTTCATTAATTTCATAGCCAATGCATCTAATTTTTTCATGAGCAGCAGCTACGCATTCACTACCAGAACCGGCAAATGGAACAACTAATAAGGTTTCTCCTTCTTTATTTAGACTTGATTTGATTAATTTTTTACATAATTCTAATGGTTTTTGTGTTGGATGATTTACTCGCTCTTTTTTACCTGCTCCTCCCGCTAATGCTGGTATCTTTATAACATCTCGTGGTAATGCTCCATTTTCGTGTGCAGTATATACTGTTTCCTTACTTCCATCACTGAATCGTCCCTTGGTTGATTTTCTTACTTTTCCTGCTGCATTTTTTAGAAAAGCACCTGTATAAGGTTCTCGTACATCATCACGATTAAATGTGGGTTTCTTCTTATAACAACATAATATGCTTTCGTGGGTTCTTTGCCAGAAATTGAGAGAAGGTGTTACTTTATTGGTATAATGCCATACTATCCATCTTACATTAATTTCTATTCGTACTCTTATAAAGGCTAATATTTCACTAAATCCATAAATGTATAGTGTGCCTGTGGGTTTCAATATGCGAATACATTCCTTTATCCATTCATCACACCAAATTAAATAGGTTTCCATTTCTTTTTTACTTGTATTATTACCAAAGTTCTTGCCTATATTATAAGGAGGATCACAAATAATAATATCCGCTGTTTCATCTTCTAGTTTTTTCATTCCTTTAATACAATCTTCGTTATAAATCACATGAAGATTATTATTTTCTAGTTTAATATTTGATAAGTTTGTTGTAAGTTCGGTGATTTTTTCATTTTCATTTTCATTTTTATTATCATTTTCATTATCATTTTTATTATCATTTTCATTTTCATTTTTGTTATCATTATCATTATCATTTTCATTTTCATTTATTTCTGAAGTAATTTTAATATTAGATATTAATGAATTTGAATTTGAATTTGAATTACAAGGTTTCTTTCTATTTTGATGACGTGTGTATTTCGCCTTATTGAAAAAATCCTTTTTACACTGTTCACAAGTGTACTGAACCATTGTTTTTTTACTTTATTATTATAATATATTATTAAATCAATTTTAATAATATAATCAAAATTCAGCAAAAAGTTCTTTGATATCATTGTTCATTGCAAGTTCTTTAATAATTTTATTTTTATTTTTGAATTGTTCTTCATCTGTTGAACCACCCATAATATTACGTACTATATTCATAAATTCCAAATCCTTTTCTTCGTTTTCTCTCCAATTTGGATTGGTTTTTTTCCATTCATCCATGTATTTTATTTGTTTATGAGTTACTTTCCATATACTTTCCAGTATTTTCTTATTATCTTCATCCTTTTTCCACTTACCATCCTTAATATAGAAGTTCATACGTTTCTTATCACTACAATGAATAGGTCTTTCTGTTTTATCTAAGATACTCAGATTCTTTTGAAATATATTACTGATTGCTTTCGGATACCCGTTATCTTTTGAATAAAAAAGGTCTTCCATAGATATATTAATATTATTTAAAAAATCAGGAAAATCTATTGCGTTAGCACAATGTTCATTAAGATAAATATTATAATTAATATTATTATTACTATTAATATTATTACCCATAATAAATGGTTTCTTTGCTAATTCTAACAATACTTCTTCTCTCTTTTCAGTACTAGCCATCATATATTTTAATGTCTCATGAAAATCTTTTATTTGTTTTTGTTGATTATTAATTAAATTTGTTTGATTTGTTATCATATCTTGTTGTGTTAATACTATATCAGTAAGGATTTCTTTATTTTTATATTCTGTTAAATTTTCTGTTAAATTTTCTGTATGGTCTTCCTTTTTACAATTTTTCATATGCTTCCAGAGACCACTTCTGCTAATATATTTTTTATTACAATTATCACAATATATATTTTCGCGACTTTTATGTTTCCATTTGTTTCCATTTGTTTCCAAATCATATTTTTGGTGTTTTTGAGTTAAAATGTGTTTTAAATAATCACTTTTTTTACATGTATAATAATCACATAATTCACAAACAAATTTTTTTGCGACTTTTTGAGATTTTTTTGTTTCCATTATCTCTAATATTTGGAAACAAAAAAGTCTCTAAATACTTCACGCAAATTAATTTTTTTTACCATTTTTTGTTACCATAATTTACACCTTAATTTTTAACCTATTTTTTCCATTTTAGAGCATTATGCTCACAAGTGCTCGAAAAACGCTGTTTTTAATTCTTTTCTCAGATATTGAAAATGGACATGTCCAATTTTCTATTTCGAACCACTTTTGGGAATTTAGTTGTTACTGTACTTTTTACCTGTATTTAAGAGAAGAATATTGTTATGATAAATGGTAAGGAAGGAAAAAACAGCAAAAACACCAGTAATAAAAAATTACATATTTAAATTTTTATTACCAAATATCATTATAGTTACATTGATCGGAAAGAAAAATGAGACAAACCTTATGTAAAAAATTGAAATAATTTTAGTTATATTCTAATACAATTTATATATTATTAAAATGTCTAACTCGTGTGGTTCAAAAAGATATATATTTCAAGAGACAATAGATCATTGTCGTTGGAAAGGTGTATTACGTAATGAAGTTCTTACAAAAACAGAATTACAAGAACATAATTTACATCATTTTTCGTGTAATAGTTTTGATAATATTTTACTAAAAGTATATAATATATGTAATAAAGTTGAAGGTATTGGGATACTTACTATTTATGATATAACTTCTGCAATCTGTAGATACAATAAAATAAATATTGATAAGATTTATATAATAGGAAAAGGTCCCAAAAGAGCAATCCGTTTGTTAGATGTAAAAGTAAAATTACAAAAAATACAAAATATAACATTAAAATATGTTGAAATTCCTGAAATATTAAAGGCATTTCACGAAAAAAACTATGAAATAAATTTACAATTAAAAAACAGTAATAATGGTGATGATTTTGAAAGTTATCTTTGTAACTGGCAAAAAGACAAATAAAAAAGTAAAAACACCACTCACAAAAAAATATTTATAGTGAAAATATTTTCATTATAAATAATTATTAGACCGGTGATGGAAGAACTTTCATATTTCCGTTAAGTAAAATTTCTTGTTTAGTTTTTTCTAAAAAACGAATAGCTTCTTCAATTTCATCATATTCAGCAATATTATTTTGATTTTTATCATACATATTTTGTATTTTGCTCCATTTAATAAGATGATTTTCTTTGACTTCTTTCTCTCTTAAGAAGTTAATAATAGTTAAAAAAACAATTGTAATAATTATTGAGAGATTAATATTTCTAAGAATAAGGAAAATACCAGCAAAAATCATAATATGTTCAGCAATAGTGTGACTACCCATGCGTCTTAAAGTTTCAGGCATTTGAATATTAACAAAACGAGAACCAATACTTAATATTAAACTTACAAGTGTAATAAAATAAATATTTTCATTAAATTTATGTAACATGTATATATTGTATAAAGAATAAATTAAAAAAAATCATATTTTTTAAGTAAAACGTAAAACTTTTTTTTTAGAAAATCCCATGTATTTTCAATTTTAATACGCATGTTTCGTCTGGGTCTTCTAATATTTGCTCTAACCGAATTCATAAATGGTTCCTTAAGTGGTCTTAAATAATACAATACCAAAATGATTAATAATATAAAATAATACATTATATATTATTATTAGTATTTTAATTTAAACTGTTAGATGATTTTGCTCTTAAAGTTTCATCAATATTAATTTGGTCTGTTGTTGATTTTTTAGGAGCAGAACTATTTGAAGTTGAAGATACATCAAGTGTTTTCATAATAGCAGAAATATCATCCATGACTTTCTTTTCGTCTCCCATAATTTCTTTAATATTATTATTACTAGCTTTTTCATCACTAGTTGCGGAAGATGCTTTTCCTGATGATTTAGTACTTGCACTTGAACTAGATTTAGAGGGTTTTTTATCACCATCACTATCACCATCACCATCACTATCACCCTCGCTATCACTATCAGTATCAGTTTCATCATCATCAGAAGTTTTTTCTAAACCTTTGATTTCTTCTAAAGTACTTTCTGAATCATCATTAGTAAGACCTTCTTTATCATCGTGTAAAACAATAATGGCAAGAACAGCAGATAATAAACCAGCATTTCTACCATACATACTAGTTACACCCATAACACTCGCAATTAAAATGACTTTCCCTAAAATAGTTTTTGAAAGTTGATTTAAAAATTCGGGTTTGACATATAATAATACGACAATAATAGAGAATAATACAACTTCTGGTGCATTCTTAATTTTTTTCATCATCATTTTTATATCTATTAATGAGATAAATTTTTAAATAATAATATTATCTTACATATTTACCGGCACGTGCAAAAGAATCAACAATAAATATGATAAATATTCCTAAAAATGCGTATAATATAAGTTCTTCGGTAACGGTATTTGTTTTTTCATCTTGCTGTTCTTCTAAAAGTTGAATCATATAGTTTAATTTTTCCATTAATTGATTAGAATTAGGAGACATATGTTGAGAAGAATGCATAGGATATTGAGTAGGAGTATATTGATTATAATAATTAATAGCACTTTGTTGAGGATTCAATTCTTGCGCGGATTTAACTTCATTGTCATTATCATTATCATTCTCATGATTAACAGATTGAGGTTGTTCATCTTTAACAGATGTAAGTTTAGGTGGATTTAACGGAATAAAATTTGCTAAATCGGATTCATCAGTATTATCACTATCTTCATTAAGATAGGTAGATTTCGTCAATTTTTTGATCAAATCAGGAGTCACCTTTCTTCTTTTCACTGTTTTATTTTTAGCATTTTTATTATTGTTTGGTTCTTCGTCAAAAAGTGCATATTGTAATGCCATTACTTATTAAAAATTAAGATTTTAATTTAATTTTTTCTAATTAATTAATATAATGATTGTTGGACTTTTACTTCTTCTTGCCACTATTGTCTATGTTTATCCCTTTGTAAAATCTCTTGTAGCTTGTGCTATTGGTAATAAAAATGCGGACCTTGTTGTTCTTATTTCAGCAATAATCTCTTATTACATTCTTATGGAAGTTGAAGTTATGGAACTTCTTACTGAATTAATATCACGTTTAGTAAAACTTTTTTCTATGTAATTTATATAATGTTAAACGGAATTGTTGAACTCGTCCTTGTTCTTGCTACTATTGTCTATATTTACCCATTCATGAAATCTGTTGCCGGATCTCTTGTTGGTAAAAAACATGCTGAAGTATCCGTTATTGTTGCGGTTATCGCGTCCATCTATACTTTAAGAGAAGTTCAATCTCTTATCTAAGATAATAAAAATACATTTTTAGATTCAAATGGTCTATAAGCACAATTATAAAAATAATAGGCCATCGGAGTATCAAATAAGGCTGTATATTTAATATAAAAATAGTTTAGCAATAAGTGATTATCGGAAATATTTTCAATGATTAAAATATTAATTTTATATTTATCTTTAATATTTTGAACAGCATTTAAAAATCCTAAATAGAAATCATTTAGGGATGTTTGATTAATACTGGCAAAACATTCAATAGTTGACTTTTTGTTAATATCAGTACATGTTTTTCTGAAGAAATAGAGAGAAAATACCTTCATGGATGTAAATATTCCATAAATAATATAGATTTCATTTTCAATAAGGTGTTTTATATTAGAATACGGAGGTAAAATAACACAATCAAATTTTTTGATAAGGCTACTTTCGTGATGAAAGAGTAATTCAGTATGTTGATGAGTGAATAAAGTAGTTTGAATAGTTTGTTTTGGAGAGAAATATTCTAATGAATATCCATAAGATTTATAAAAACAGAGGGGAACAAAGAAAGTTTGCGATCCTTCGCGTTTAAAGAGAGAAATGGGTAAATGATTATTCTTAAATTGTTTAACAAGAAAAGAATAAATAATTTGAGGAGCAATACCTTGTTTTCTAAACTTCTTATTCACACATAGAAAATCAATATAATTAACGAAAAATTTATATTTTTTATGAAGTATGCATTTTAGCTGTTTACTAGTAATAACAGAAATGAGCTTATTATGTTGAATAATTTGTTTATTTTGGTTGATGTAGTTTGTATTATATTTTAAACCAAGATAACAAGGATGGTCATATTTTTCAAAATAAGAGAGAAAATACGATTTTGATGGTGTATAACTTATCTCTCTTTTTCTTAAATAATGATGCTGAATTAATTGTAAAATATCATCCATTTGTTTAGAAGTAACTTGTTCTATATCAGATACTATAATAGAAGAGTCATAGAACTTAGTAATTGGAATATCATGTTTAATAATACCTTGTGGATAAACCCAATACTTAAAATTATGAAAATGAAAGACAGGTTGACGAGACCAAAAAGGAAATTTTATATTAAAGTAAATTCTATATAAAATATAAAATGAGACGATAAATGTAATAATTATTTTATACATTATTTATTATTATAAAATAATTTAGTATTTAAAATTTATTGTTTTTGTGCATCCATTAATTTTTTAATAGCATTTTTTCGTTCTTTGACGAATTCATTACTTCGCATAACAAATTCAGTAAGAGTCATTCCTAAAACATTTAATACAACCATTAATCCAACATATGCAACGGCGATTTTATCATAACCAAGTGAACATACATAGTTGACAATAAATGCACCGATAATAGCGGTAGAAATAGATTCAATTAAATTATTTACTTTATCACTAGATTTAATATTAAGTTTTTTAAGAATAGCTTCTGGTACAATAAGAGAAAGAGGAATTAAATTAAGGACAATTTCCATAATTAAGTAGATTTTTGCGGGAGTGCAAAGTTTATAACCAAAGAGAGAAAAGTTTCTGAATGCTTTTTCCATTATATATATAATATAAATATAAAAATAGAATTATTTTCTTTCTTTTCTTTCTTTTCTTTTTTTCTTTTTTCTTTCATTTTCTTTTATTTTTAACATTATTTTTATTCTTGATAGAAAGGATAAATTATTTTTTTTAAATATGTTCTTTTAAAATAATTTTGCAAATATTTGTCATCACTCTTAACACGATCTCTATAATATTCATTATTTTTAGAATAAATATAGAGTGTATTAGTATTATCAATACATATATTTCCTGTAAATGTATCTGCAAGGATATCATAATTATTGAAATTGCGCCATTGAATATTAATAATATAATTATAAAGAACTTTATAATTAGGAGAGTGCATTTTTTCAAGAATAATTGTGCATATATGTTCTTCATTAGACATAAAATTAAACTCACATATTTCTTCATTTAAAATATAGTTATCATATTCATAATGATCTTTGGAAGTCATTTTATATGTATTGGTTTTATTTGGTGTATTCCAATAATTTATTTCTAATTCTAAATCAGAAATTTTATAATTAGAAATGACGTATTTATAATTAACAATATGAATGAATAAATTATTAACATCTTCAAAAGAGAGTTTTAAAGAATGTAATATATATCTTAATATATATTTTAAACACATAATGATAAATGAAAGTGAGCCAATCATGATTATAATATTAATAATAAATCTAATTAAATAGATTAATGATAAATATATTAATTTATTATGAAATTTTGTCATATTATTCTTTTGTCATTGGTAATAACTAGTGTATTTGGAACAAAATCCAACACAGCAAAATCCAATACAGCAAAATCCAACACAGCAAAATCTAATACAGCAAAATCTAACACAGCAAAATCTAACACAGCAAAATCTAACACAGCAAAATCTAATAGTCCAATTACTACTACATCATCGCCAACTATAAGTACATTACCGACTACAAGTACATCTACATCACTAATCACAAGTACATTACCGACTACAAGTACATCTACATCACTAACCACAAGTACATTGCCAACTACATCTACATCACTAATCACAAGTACATTGCCAACTACAAGTACATCTATTACATATTATAATCAATCAATATTATTAAATTTAACAACAATAAAACCAACAACATTTATGTTATATATTGTACCTACACAAACAACATTAACACAAAATACAAAAATTATAAATAGTGATGCGAACACTTCACAAAGTAATGATAGTGCAAATATTTTTTCTAACAAACTGATAATATTCAGTTTAATAGGCGGGGTTGTTTTATTATTACTTATATTAGCAATAATTATAAGGAAAAAAAGAACAACAAATAAAATAAATGATAAACAAGATATATTAAATAATAATGTTGCTAATTATACAAATCCTATTTTTGATAAATCAATTAGAATGTTAAATAATTCATTTTATGATAATATAATGGAAGTACATAATAATAATAATAATTATTTTAAACCAATTATAGAAAAAAATCAATATGATAATGTTATAAATAATGAACTTAATGAAACCAATGAATTTAATGATTACGAAGAACCAAAGGTAGAAGAAAATGATGAACCTAATGAAACTAATGAAACCAATGAATTTAATGATTACGAAGAACCAAAGGTAGAAGAAAATAATGAACTTAATGAAACAAATGAATTTAATGATTACGAAGAACCAAAGGTAGAAGAAAATAATTATAATGAAATTGATGAAGAGCTTGATATAAATAATACTAATGTATATGATCATGTAGTCAATGATATAAATAATACTAATGTATATGATCATGTAGTCAATGATATAGATGAAACTAATGTATATGATAGTGTATGTAATAACAATATGGTTACAGATGAACAAAGTTATTTAACAATTGTTAATGCAGAAAACCAAGAAGAATGTATAGAACAAATTACATATGATTTAGCTCAATAATTAAGTATTATAATCATAAAGATCATGTATATTTCCTTCTTTTTGTCCTTGTAATGTACGTAATTGAAATCTAATATTATCAATATTTTCATGTAATTCATAAATATTTTCGTAACCTATATCTTGTATGCCATGTTTAATACTTTGTACTAATTTTGGAATATAATTAGTTAATGGACCTTTAGCGGATACCCGTCCACTAACACCTTGTGCAATTTTTATATTAGAATCAATAAGATATCTATCACCTGAACCTTTATTAATTGCAGCGATACTACCCATACCTCTATATTTTTTTAATCTTCTTCCATTAATATCATAAATATATTCACCAGGAGCTTCATCTGTTCCAGCAAGCATAGAACCTAACATTACAGTAGAAGCACCAATTGTTAAGGCTTTGACAATATCACCAGTTGTGCTAATGCCACCATCAGCAATAACTGGTATATCAAACATTTTTGCATATTGAGCAACTTTATATACGGCAGTTGCTTGTGGTCGTCCAACACCGCATATATTTTGAGTGGTGCAAATAGAACCCGAACCCATACCTACTCTTAATGCATCAGCGCCATTATTAATTAATCTTTTTGCTTGGTCATATGTTACTACATTACCACAAATGACATCTATGTGTGATACTTTTTCTTTAATATATTTTAAAGTATCTATTTGAAATTTAGAACATCCTTGTGCAGAATCAATAACAAAAACATCAATATTTAAATTAATAAGTTTATCAATACGTTCAATATCTTTTTTATGAGTACTAACTGCAGCACCAACAAGTAAACTAGTTTTTTCTTTATTATAAGATGCACATGGATAATTGTTTCTTATAATTAAATCTTTACGACAAATTAATGCAATTAAATTATCGTTTTTATCTACAATAGGTAATTTATTTAATTTTCGTTTTTTTATTATAATATGAGCTTGTGATAAATTACAACTTTTATAAATTCCGCAAATAATATCTTTTTTAGGTGTCATAATATTTTTGATTAATGTATCATCATCTTCTAAATCAAAATCTTTTTTAGATACAATACCTATTAGTTTACTACCAAATTTACCGTCTATAGTAATAGGATATCCGTTAAATCCATATTTTTTTTTAGCAAGAATTATATCAGCCACAGTTTGTTCAGGACCTAAAACAATAGGATCATCTATGAAACCATTATTAAAACGTTTTACTTTACGTATTTCATCTAATTGTTCATCAATAGTATTATTACAATGAATTATTCCGATTCCACCTTGTAAAGCTAAATGAATAGCCATATTAGATTCGGTAACAGTATCCATTGGAGAACTAACAAAAGGTAGTTTAAGTATGATATTTTTAGTTAATTTAGTATGAAGTGTTATATCCTGTATAGAATTCTTAATGTAATTAGGTAATATAATTAAATCATTATAAGTATATCCGTAACTAGTCTGTGACGAAAATATTCCATTAGCATGTATTCCATCCATAATTTATATTAGAATAAAAATAATTTTTATTTTTATTTTCTATTTTTATTTTTATTTTCTATTTTTATTTTTCTATCTTTTTCTTTAATAGGAAATGATTGAAGTATTAATAGTAGATTATGGTTCTCAGTATACGCAACTTATATTACATAAATTATTATACGATTTTCAAATAAATGTTCAATTGATAGATATTCAAATATTTAAGCAAATAAATTATAACAAAGATTATCCATATTTGAAGGCAATTATATTATCAGGTGGTCCTAACTCCGTAATAAATGAAAATATAAAATTTTATAGTGCCTTATTTAAAAATATCAATGTATTGGGTATTTGTTACGGTTCACAAATCATTGCAAAATCAGCTAATTGTCAAATAATATCTAATGAAAAATCGCAGTATGGTATTTGTAAAGTAAAACAAACATCTTCAATTATATCAGAATTATTTCATAAAATACCATCTCATTTTCATGTTTGGATGTCACATTATGATTCTATATTATTAGATAAAACAAATTCTGTAATAGATATTTTATTAGTGGATAAAGAAGAAAATCCAGTAATGTGGAAATATAATCAATCATTAGAATTTAAAAACTTAATTGTTGGTGTATTGTTTCATCCAGAAGTAGACGATACAGAGTATGGCTTACAATTAATTAAGAATTTTTTATCAATGTCCCATATTAAAATAAATAGTGACATGGATGTAGGAGAAATAATATTGAATAATGCTACACAAGATATAAAAAAAATAGTAGGAAAAGACCAAGTAGCATTAGCATTATCAGGTGGAGTAGATTCATCAACATTAGCATATTTATTAATAAAAGTAATACCAGAACAAGTAATATTTATCTTAATAGATAATGGTTTAATGAGAGAAGGAGAAATAAATGAAATATTAAATAATTATACAGCGGATATCACAATAAAGCTTAAAGTTATTGATGCGAAAAAAGAGTTTTTAAATGCGTTAAAAGATATAACAGATCCAGAAGAAAAAAGGAAAATAATTGGAAATCTTTTTATTCAAATACTGTCAAACCAAATGAAGAATATAACTTATTTGGCTCAAGGAACGATTTATCCAGATGTTATAGAGTCAGGACAATTACCAAATAGTAAAGTCATTAAATCGCATCATAATGTGGGAGGATTACCATCTTCATTATGTATTAAATTATTAGAACCATTTAGATATTTATTTAAAGATGATATTCGTAAATTAGCGAAATTATTAAACATACCCAAAAAAATAATTGAGAGAAAACCTTTTCCGGGACCAGGACTAGCAATTCGTATATTAGGAGCTATAACAATAGAAAAATTACAAATAATTAAAGAAGTAGATATAATTATGCGTAAAAAAATAGAAGAAAACAAATGTAATATTTGGCAAGCTGCTGCAATATTATTACCTGTTAAAACGGTAGGAGTCATGGGTGATTGTAGAACTTATGAAAATGTGGTAGCATTACGATTTGTAAATAGTATAAATGGTATGACAGCATGTGCAGCACCAATATGTATTAATATACTTATTGATATAGCAACAACTATAACAAACAATGTAAATGGAGTGAGTAGAGTTGTTTATGATTTATCTAGTAAACCACCAGCAACTATTGAATGGGAATAGAAAATATAAATAATGCTATATTTGAATAATTTGATCAATAATGGATAAATTAAACCATTGTGCATTAAATAAATAATCATAGATAGGTTTATGATTTATTAATAATTTATGTTGAATTAAATCATATACAGAATTAAAATAAATATTAGGTAAGTCTTTTAATACTAAGGCATATCCCATGTATATATGTGTTCCTATTTTATTTTCTTTACTTGATTCTTTACTTGATTCTTTACTTGATTCTTTACTTAATTCTTTACTTAATTCTTTACTTAATTCTTTATTTAAATTTTTATTTAAATTTTTACTTAATTCTTTATTAGGAATAAAAATAAAGGTTTTAATATTAAATTTATAAATATATTTGATTTTGTCTGTATGATTAATAATATAATAAAATATATTATACTTATTTGTATGATAATCATAGTTAGAAACATTGAGTGTTTTATAATAATAATCTGTTATATCAATATTTTCTTGTTTTACACCTTTTAACATTTAAAACGCCGACTTATTTATAGATTTTCAAAGTTTTTGCTCTTGATTTCTTCGGTTTATATTTCTCGGTTCTGTTATAACTTCCTTGAAAAAGTTTTTTATATGTCGTTTTTGGAATTTCCTTTATTAGTTTTCTAATATTTTGTTTTAGTTTATCTAATCCAATATCCTTTTGTTTTCGTAATTTACTCTTCAATACGCTAAAATATCCTTCAATAACATTTGTGAAATGTTGAATGTAATATGATTTAAAGATATAATTATTTTATTTTATATATGAAGGATTTTAATGAATGGGTTAATATATGTAATCAAATTCATAATGGAAAATATGAATATATTAAAAAATATAAAAAAGAAAATAGAAAATATTTTTTTATAATTAATTGTAAAACACACGGTTTATTTGAAAAAAATGTATATAATCATACGACAAAAAAACAGGGGTGTCCTAAATGTAGTAAAATAAATAAATTAACAAAAAACATATTTATTGAAAGAGCAAATAGAATTCACAATAATAAATATGATTATACTTTTATTATTTATAAAAATATTGATACAAAAATTAAAATAAAATGTATTAAACACGGATTTTTTTTACAATTACCAAAAAATCATTTATATAATAAACAAGGTTGTCCAAAGTGTTGTAAAAATAAAAAAACAAATACAAGTGAATTTATTATAAAAGCAAATAATATACATTCAAATAAATATGAGTATCTAAAAACAAAATATATTAAAGCAAATAAAAAAATTATTGTTACTTGTAAAATACACGGGGAGTTTAATATTACTCCAAATAATCATCTCAATGGATATGGATGTTATCGTTGTAGTAATATTACAAAAAGTAATGAAGATTTTATAAATAACGCAAAAAAAATACATGGCGAATTATATGATTATTCTAATGTTGAATATAAATCAACACGAATTACAGTTACTATATTATGTAAAATACATGGCGAATTTAAACAAAAACCAAATGACCATTTAAGTGGTTGTGGATGTCAAAAATGTGGAATGGGTTGTTTTTCAAAAAAATCGTTAGAATGGTTAAATAATTTAATGAAAAAAAATAATATTTTTATTCAATGTGCTGGTAATTTGGGTGAATATAAAATAAAGGTTGATAATAAAAAATATTATAAAGTAGATGGATATTGTAAAGAAACGAATACGATTTATGAATTTAATGGTGATTTTTGGCATGGAAACCCAAAATATTTTAAACAAGATGAATTTCACCCAATCATAAAAAAAACATATAAATTATTATATGATAATACTATTCAAAAAGAAAAAGATTTGATTAATATGGGCTATAATTATATAAAAATATGGGAATCCGAATATATTTCAATATAATAATTTATTATCTTTTTGTATTACATCTTTCACATTTTTATTTCTATGAGAACTCGCATTATCCAATACAATTAGTTTATTCTTATATTTTTTGACTATAAATTTATTCAAAAAATTTACTAATCTTACACTATCTATGCCTCCTTTATCATATATTTCATAACCAATAACTCCTTTTGTGCTAATAGCAAATATACCTGTATATTTCTTGAATACTTCTTGGCTATGTGTTTTAATTACACATCTTTTACCAATTGTTTCATAACAATGCTTTCTTACTTCGTATGCGTTCAACGATGTTTCATCAATAGAAATTATATCATCTAACTTGTGCTTCTTTATCGTTTTGTAGAATTCATCTATTTGTTTATTTATGTCTATTGGTTTTTTGTATCGTGTTTTTGGTTCGTGCCTAACTTTCGTTTGTTTCAATGTAATATTATTATCTTTTACAACTCTATAAATTTGCATCTTTGATAATTTTACATCAGGGTATTTTTCTTTTAATTTTTGTAATAAATCATTCATTGTAATTGTTTTAGCCTTTTTGATTTCTTTTTTGATAAATTTAACATATTCTTTTTTTACTTTATATGCTACATATTTTCTTGTTTTTCTTTTTACCGATTTGGTATTCTTAAATTTATCAACCCATCTCATTAAACTTCGTTCGCTACAGCCAAATATTCTACAAGTTTCTTTTTGATTTTTTATTTTTAGATAATGTTTTACAGCAGATAATTTTAAATCTTCGCTTTTATGTGGAGCCATATTACTTATATAATATATATTTAAAAAATAATCATTATAATATAATAACTATGCCTGATAAAAAGAAATTATTAAAATATAAAAAGGAACAACAAGAAGTATTAGAAAAATTATTAAATATTTTAAATTATAATAATGACTATACTTTTTATTTATATGATTTAGATAATAAAATGGAATTACAAGGAAGCATAATTGGTTTGAGTAATGATATAAAAAAATATTATCCAGCAAGTTCTTGTATTGGTGTAAATAATCAAAAATGCAAAAGACCATATTTAAGCATTATTCGTTATATTTTGAAGTTTCATAATAAAGAATTGTATGTTATGGATTTTACAATGAATGTTGAAAATGGAGAAACAACAAGAACGAAAAAATATAAGATTATTTAGGAATATTTATATAATTGCGTTAAATTATATAAAGAAATAATATTTAGTAATTATATAGAGATGAAAAAGCGGAAAAAGAAACCGAAAGATAAAATACGAAAATCTGTATTTGAACCAAAAACACGAGGTAATTTTATTGTAGTGAAAACAAGTTTGAAATCTGTTCTAAAAGATTATGAAACTAATTTTCCTATTGTAAATAATTTAGTTTTAGAATGTAATGAAATTGTAATTAGAACCTATCAGTTTATACGATTGTTCATTTTACATAAATATTATAAGAATGAAACTATACCTAAATTAGATAAGGATACAATATTATATTTTATTCGTGTTGGTGGTATTAGAGATAAACGAGGAAAAACAGCAACGAATAAAGTATTTGAAAAAGAACTAATTGATTTTTATAAAACAGAATATCAACCTTGTATCAATAAACCAAAATATAATTTGAAAAACAAATCATACATTACGCCTTATTTAGCACAACAAATACAAACATCGTTTAACAATAATCTAAAAGAACATTTTATTACTCGTATGCGTAGGTTTATGAATGTAATGAAACCCGATGATGATATGGATAAAAAAGATTTCAACAAAATTAAAAATTTAATATTACTTGATAAGATGGATAAAATACCAGAAAATTATAAATTATGGAGTGAAAATATAAAGAATAATTATTTGCCAAAAGAATACGAAAAATGTTATGGTTATGATGTGAAAGTAAGGCCAGAAAAGTATTTGTTTTACACTATCAAAATGAATGAAACAATAGAAAAGTTAAACAATGCTATTAGAAATAATAATGATTTAACAGAAGAAGATAAGAGATGTAAAATAAAAAAGTTATTCCAACCAATACCATTGCGAAATACAATTATACCATCTTACATTACAATAGATACAAATGTTATTTTATCATTATTCAAAAATAAAGGCGAAAGTCAAATGAATAAGAAAACTAAAAAATAC